TATTCGAATGTTTTCAGTCCGGATTCAGCGGAGTCTATTGAAAATTATGCGAAGAATACTGTTGGATACAAAGGTAAATGCCTTTTCAGTGGGGAGCATGGTAGCCAAGGCAATGTATTTTTAACATATAAAGTAGCAGCAGAAAATGGATTGAAGTATAGACACTCAACAGAAGCATATTGGGTAAAAGACAGATTTGAAAAAGATAGAGCTAATTGTCATATAGTCTTAGTTGCAAGAAATCAGGAAGGCCAAGAAGATATTAATTTTGCTTTATCTCTTGCAAATGAAGAAGGATATTATTATAAGCCTAGATTGGATTTAGAATTATTATTAAATATTCCTAAAGATAATATCTACGTTACTTCAGCTTGTGCCTTTGGGTGGAAATATGAAGATGCTGAAGAAATGTGGCTGAAGATTCATAAACATTTTGGAAATAATTTCTTCTTAGAATTACAAAATCATAATACAGATATTCAAAAACAAATAAATCAGAATATATCTAGGATAGCTAAAGAAAATAATATCCAAGTTATTTGTGGATTAGATAGCCATTTTTCTAAACAAGAGAACAGTATTAAAAGAGATCAAATTCTTAAATATAAAGGTGTAACTTATCCAGAGGAAGATGGCTGGTATATGGATTATCCTGATGGGAAAGAGATATTTAAGAGGTTTAAGGAGCAGGGAGTATTGAATAATACTGAAATTCTAACAGCTATGATGAATACGAATATTTTTATAAATGAATGTGAAGAAACTGAATTTGACAAGAGCTTCAAAATACCTTGTATTTATCCTGGAACTACTTATGAAGAAAGGGTTGTTATATTTAAAAAGATTATTAATGAAAGATATAAGCATGAAAAACTTAAAACTCCTGAGAAAGTTAAAGGAATTATATATGAAGTTGAACAAATTGTAGATAGTGGAGTTGTAGATTATTTCTTATTAAATGATAAAATTATTCAGAAAGCAGTAAATGAATATGGGGGTATATTAACTACTACGTCCAGAGGAAGTTCTGCTTCATTTATAACCAACAAGCTCTTAGGATTTACTACAATAGATAGATTTAACTCAGAAATACCTATATATCCTGAAAGATTTTTAACAAAAGAAAGAGTTTTAAGTGGACAAATGCCTGATATTGATATGAATATCGCAAAACAAGAACCATTTATTCAAGCCACAAGAGATTTACTTGGGGAACATAGTTGTTATCCTTTAGTTTCTATAGAAAAGCTTAAGAAGAAAGCTGCATGGCAATTATATGCTGGAGCAAATGATGTATCACCTGAAGATGCTAATGAAATATCTAAATTTATATCTAAATATGATGAAAAAATGAAATATGCAGAAGAATTAGATAGAGAATTTATTCTAATAGAAGATTTTATTCCAGAAGAATATATGGCATTATATGAACAGAGTTTAGAATATCAAGGAATTACTATCAATGCTAAAGCACATCCTTGTGGATATCTTTTATTAGAAGGAGATATCAGACGTAAAATAGGGTTAATAAGAACAACCTCTGAAACAACTGGTAAATTTGTTTTATGTGCAAATATTGATGGGGCTTACCTAGATGAATTTGGATATGTAAAAAATGACTTTCTCATAGTTGATAGTGTACATTTAGTTTATGAATTATTTAAAAGTATTGACAGAGAGGTTCCTAGTTTTGATGAACTTAGAGAAATGATAGATGGAAATAAACCAACTTGGGATATTTATGCCAATGGAGTAACTTGTTGTGTGAATCAATGTGAAAAAGAATCTACCACTAAAAAAGCGATGCAATATAAACCACAAAATTTAGCAGAATTGGCTGCTTTTATAGCTGGAATAAGACCAGGATTCCGGTCATTAATTAATGATTTCTTAAAAAGAGTTCCATATTCAAATGGTATTGTACAATTAGATGAATTGTTAGAGGATTCTTATGGGTATTTATTGTATCAAGAATCTATAATGAAGCTGTTATCTTATTTAGGATTACCTATGACAAAATGCTACGAAACTATTAAAAAAATATCGAAAAAGAAATTTAAACAAGAGCAATTGGAAGAATTAAAATCTATCCTTAAAAATGGTTGGAAAATTAAAATAGGGGATTTAAACAAATTTGATGATATATGGGAGACGGTGGAAAATTTTGCAAAATACGGATTTAACTCACCTCATGCCTTATCAATGGGTGGAGATAGTGCTTATGAAGCATGGTTTAAGGCTCATCACACATCTAAATTCTATGAAGTAGCAATTAATCATTATCAAGTTAAAAATAAGAAAGATAAAATTGATGCCCTAGTTAAAGAGGCCATGATTCACTTTGGATATAGATTAGGAGATTATGAGTTTGAAAAAGATAATAGAAAGGTAAATGTGGATGAGGAGAATAAAATAATATATCCTAACTTATCAAGTATAAAAGGATTTGGAGAAGGAGTATCCGCTAAGTTATATGAAATGGGATTATCTAATTATACTAGTTTTATTATATTTTTAGATGACTTAAAAGGTGGTAAGATAAATAGAACAGTAGTAGGTAAACTCATAAAACTGAATTACTTCAAGAAATTTGGTGGTATAAACTATCTACTAGAAGTTCTGCATTGGTATGATACTTTCAGAGAGGCCAAAGAGATATTTAAAGTAAAGGTAACGGAACTGGGATTATCATTAGATGATATAATTTATTATGGAAATGAAACAGCTAAAAAAGTAACGAAACTAAGGACAGATGAGCTTCTAAATGCTCTTATATACAAAGTAAAAGATACTCCTCTGAGTTTATATGAAACTATCAAAAATCAAAAGGAGATCCTTGGGATAATCACTCATGTGGATTCTTCTTATTCAGATAAAGTGTTCTATGTTTCAGAATTAGAAGTTTTAAAATCCATTACAAATATGAAACTCTACAGAATAAAGGATGGTAAACTTATAGATTTGAAGATGTGGACGAGTAAATTTAATAAAGATGAATTTGAATTAGGGGATTTCCTTTATGTAACAAAAGCAGATAAGAAAAATCAGAAAGCTCCTACAGGAGAAATTGATCTTGATACTGGCAAAAAGATATATAGAGAAGTAGAAGATGTTTTTGAGTTTTGGCTTAATAAATATAAAGTAATCACGTATGAATTTAAAGACGATAATTAAATAATAATATTATAAGGAGGGAAAAGTAATTATGACGAAAAAGATTTTGGTTGCGTTGACAATAAGTGTATTTTTCACATCTTTTATTTTGATAAATGGATTATCTAAGAAACAACCGACATCTAAACCCATAGTGAAAGCGAAAACTATTGTAAATAAAAAGGTAAATATAAATAAGGTAATTAAGAAACCTGTAATAAAAGTAGTTAAGAAAGTTGAGGTAGTTAAGAAAAAAGAAGTTAAGATTGCAAAGGTGATTAAGAAGAATAAAAAAGTTGTTAAAAAAGAATCTGGAAGAGAAACTATTAATATCCTAATTTCATACTATACTAATGACTATGAAAGCTGCCAAAACGACAGAGGTATTTCAGCAAGTGGGAAGAATTTAGTAACTGCAAGCAGAGGTGGAAGTGATGTGACTTATGTGGCAGCTCCCAGGTCAATCCCTTTTGGTACTAAACTATATATCAAAAATATCGGCATATGTCGGGTTGAAGATCGGGGAGGTAGCGTAAATTTTAAAAATGGATATATGGTTATTGATGTTTTCGTTCCTAATGCTTCACATCAAGAACTACAAAATAAAGGCATAATGAAGACAAAAGGTTATATAATCAAATAGGAGGTAATATTATGAAAAATTATTCAAAAGAGGTTTATGTATTTGAATTCAATAAAGAGGAAGTTAAATTATTTGATCAAATTTTACAGGAAGTTCTTGTAAGTGAATTATCAGAAGAGCAACAAGAACTCCTCAATGATATTCAAGAATGTAACGATTCTATTTTACATCCATAAAAGATTCATTTTATTATACTATTTTTGTTGACAATTCAATAGTAATAGTATAATATATAAATATGGTAATTAAATAATAATATTAAGGAGGTAAATATGAAGATTATAAAAGAAATACCAATTACAAAAGTTATATTAAAAGAATGTCTGATGTTAGAGAATTTGCATGGAGAGAGAAGTCTTATTGAAATTAATAAACTACAGCCGTCTGATAAATTTATTGTTAGGCATATGGAGAAAGTTAGATCTTATTCAGATAGTATACGAGAAAAGTTAGGAATAGGAGATTATCAGATTTCAATTGATTCAGATTTATGCTCTGTTATGGTTTTTGATAGGCCGCTTAAAGATTTGAATTATGAAACAAATTATGTACTTAAGGAAGATGTACTAATTCAATAATAATATTATAGGAGGTTTTTATTAATGAAAGGTAAATTCTTAAATGTTGAAGAGGTAAGTAATTTAATTCCATCAGAAAAGAAATATTATGTGATGTATGGGGGATATCTTAAAGAAAACAATAAAAATGAGGTTTATAAGCTTAGAAGAGATTATTTTACAAATGAAGCTGGAAATAATAGTTTTAATCAAGGTTGTATAGGTGTAAAAAATGGGGATATCAAAGTTTATGAATATTTAGAAGATCTAATAAAAAATGAAAGAAGGAATAATATTATGAAAAATGCAGTGGTTAAATTTCAAGGAACATCAAAACATTATCATTTTATAACAGACTTAGATTTACAAGAGGGAGATACAGTTGTTTGTGATACAGCAGTAGGGATAACAGTAGCTGCGGTTATTAGAATAGAAGAGGAAGTTTCTTCATTGGCAACAAAATGGATTATAGATAAGGTTGACATTGATACTCATAAAAGAAGAATGGAACTTGAGGCTAAAAAGAAAGATATTAAAGCTAAAATGGAAAAGAGAAGAAAGAAGCTTGAAGATATTGCAGTGTTTGCTATATTAGCCAAGGAAGATTCAGACATGGCTGAGTTATTAAAAGAATATCAAGAAATAAATAATTAGAGGAGGTTTTTATTAATGGGAAAAGGAAGATTATTAAGTGTTAAAGAGGTGGGGAAATTACCAGCATCAGATAAACAATATTATGTAAAGAAAGTAAATTATCCTGAACAGAATGGTTTGTATAAAATGGAGGAACTTCCGTATTTTAGAGATGACAATGGTAATAATTTTGGAAGGACTTGTTTTGCTGTGACTTGTGGAGAGTATAAAGTTTATGAATATGAGGAGGAGGAGATTATTATTAAAGAATATACAACTGTTGAAGCAATCAAGGAATTGGATTCAAATATAGGATTGAAATTTCAAGCATTAAGTTTTAGTGATAATAAACCATTTGAAAAGTTTTTAACATCTGGAGAAGGCAAAAGGTTAACTTGCACTAAATCCCCTGATTACAATGATAACATTTATATGGATCAGAAATGGATATTAGTAAAGCCTGAACCAATAGAAGTTCCTTTTATGGAAGCAGTAAAAGCATTTTCCATAGGAAAAGTAATAGAGTGTAGAAGAGAAGAATATACCTCTCGATACAAAGATGGGAATAATCACCCGGTAATGTGTGATGATAATGGTCTTGCTATTAATTATCGTGAGATATTAAAGGGTAAATGGTTTATACTTTAAAGTGAATTACTAATTCAATAATAATATTACAAATACGAGGAGGAATTATTAAAATGAAGATAAATGATCAGGTAGAAGTTGGTAAATCAAAGGTTCTTGGAGTTGTGAAAGAGGTAGGAGATAAATCAATTTTAGTTGGTCATCAGATTATGGTGGACGGTGCTTCAAAGAGTATAAATCAATGGTACAGCGTAGATATAGTGACAGAGGTAGATTTACATGCTGAGGCTCAAGATGTGTTCAAGGAAATGGAAGCTAAAGGCTTAACGTCTGAAGAAATATCGGAGTTAGTTAGTGCTGGAGGTACAAAGTTTAAGGAGAAGGCGGTTCTATTGGGAATATTGCCCGATAAGGAGGGAAAGTAATTATGAGTGAGAAACTTGAACATGATGTAGACATATATTTTGTTGGTGGAACTAGTTCAACATGGACTGGATTAACGGAGCAAGTTATAGAAAATTTAACTGAATGGCTTGATGATAAAGAAGATGCTAAAACATTTAAGGTCAATTTTATTAATCATGATAAAGCAGTTTATGTGAGAAAAGAATTGATACTTTTTATAAATATTATTTAATAAATTATACTTTTTAAGATAAAAATTAGGAGGCAGATATGTTAAAACAAAAATATATAAATGTTATTAGAACTTGTTTAAAGATGCAAAGAGCATTTGGAAATGAAAAGTCTAAAAGTGATATAGAAGAAACGTTAAAAGCTTTTGATGCAGAGATTAAAATGAATATAGAAGTTAAAGAAAAATTTGAAGAGATAAAAAGAAGACACGGAGGAGTTTATACTGTGCCACCTTCAGATTCACCAGCTCCAAAAGCACCAGGAAGACAATATTAAATTAGAAAGGAGAAATTAATATGAATGATGATATATCATGCTTTGATTGTAAATATCATGATGGTATCTGCTGCATGAAAGATTGTGATTGCATGGCTATATTTGATGAATGGGAAACAGCAAAAAATTGTGATGATTATATTGAAGGTGATTATGATGAACAGGAATTAGAAAGAACTAATTATAAATAGGTAGCAAATAAATAATAAAAAATGAAGGAGATAATGTATTATGGAAAACTATGGTGGTATTAATTTATTATTAGGTAAAACGGTAAATAAAATAAATGTCAATGAAAGTAAGGATATGATTTCATTTTATTGTAATAATGATGAAGTTTATATAATGTGTCATGAACAAGATTGTTGCGAACGTGTAGAAATAGAAGATATAATTGGAGATTTAGATGATTTGATTGGAACTCCTATTTTACAAGCAGAAGAATCTGAAAGTGAGGATAACCCAAGAGAAGATAGTGATGAAAGTTTTACATGGACTTTTTATAAATTAGCAACAATAAAGGGATATGTAACTATAAGATGGTATGGAGAATCTAATGGTTATTATTCTGAAGATGTAGACTTTTATTTAGAAAGAAAATATAAATAATATATAAATTAATACTTTTATACGTAATTAAATAATCCTATTATAAAGGAGAAATTTATGGCTAGTAAAGGATCATATTGTGAGATGTGTTCTCACAGAGGCAAGAAGGCAGATATGATTGTGGATAATGGCAGATATTTCTGCTCAAAAGAATGTGTAATTTGGTACGAGAAAACATATTTACAAGATGATAAAGTTAAAAAGAAATAATTAATAATTAAACAATAATGTTACAACAGGAGGTTAATATGATATGTCATAAATGTGGGAAAGATTTAGATTTAAAATATTTTAATAAATGTACAGCAAAGAAAAATGGATTGAGCTATATATGTAAGGTGTGTAAGAAAGAATTAGATGATGAATATAGACGAAAAAAGAAATTAAACGCTAAAATGGGAGTCTATAAACTAGTCAATAAAATAAATGAAAAAATGTATGTAGGAAGCACAACGGATTTAGAAAAAAGGGAAAAAGATCACTTTAGAGATTTAAAAGCAAATATACACAGAAATCATAAATTGCAAGAAGGATACGATGAATTTGGTAAGGATGCTTTTACTTTTATTATTATAAAAATTATAGAAGATGAAAATTTGCTTTTACCTACTGAACAATATTGGATAGATTTTTATGAATCATATACAGACGATGGGTATAATATTGCATCTCATGCAGGTAATTCAATAGGAGTAGTAGCCTCGTTAGAAACAAGAAACAGACAAAGGCAAGCGAAACTAGGTAAAAAATTATCAGAAGAAAATAGAGAAAGTTTCTGTAAGGCAAGGAAAAGAGGAATAGAACATCCTAAAGCTGTTTTAACGGAAGAACAAGTATATAAAATAAGAGAATTAACTAAGCAAGGTATAGGTGGTATGGCAATAGCTAGAATATATGGAATAGGTAAAAGTACAGTATATCATATACAAAAAGGAGAAACTTGGAAACACTTGCTTCCAAAAGAGGTATTAATAATATGAATAAGGAGTGGAAAATATTAAATACTGTTCCTGAAAAGGATATTATATCTCAAATACTTAAAGCTAGGAATATTGTAGATCCTATACATTTTCTCCAACCAAAAGAATCTGATTTCCTTCCATATAAAGATATATTAAATATAGAAATAGCAGCAGATAAGGTTTTAAATGCAATCAAAGAGGATAAACGAATTCATATATTTGGAGATATTGATGTAGATGGTCTTATGAGTATGGTTTTAGCATTGAGATACTTATCTAATTTCACAGGTAATCTCACTTATAGTTTAAACGAAAAGAAAAAACATGGGTTAGAACATCAAAACTTAAAATCCTATGTAGGTAAATATGACATGGTAATTGCGGTAGACTCTTCATCAAGTGATTATAAATCTCAAAAGTTCCTACATGATAATAATATAGAAGTTATAGTCATTGATCATCATGATATGGACAAGAAAGATCCTAAATATGCAACTATTTTAAACTGTAATCTCGGTTCATATTTGAACAGAAAATTATCTGGGAGCACAATGGTATTCAAGTTTATAAAATATCTTGATGAATTACAACAAACTGAATTTGCTGATGAATATTGGGACTTAGCGGCTACAGGCTTAATTGGAGATATGATGCCAGTAGGAGAAGAAAATAAAGAAAATAGGTATATTTGTTCAAAAGGATTTTCAGCATTAAATAATATTGCATTAAAAGAAATCATAGGAAGCTATACATTCAATGGCACTGGGATTAGCTTTAGTGTGGCTCCATTAGTGAATGCCTCGATGAGATTGAATAGAAGTGGGATAGCTGCTGAATTATTTTTAGAAGATGATAAAAAAATATGTAAGAAATTAATCAAGGAACTTCAAGAGTTAAAAGAGATTCAAAATATACAAAAGGATATTTTAGTTGCAAAATTAGATATTGAAATTGCAGAAAATAAATTAGATGATAATAAAGTCATTGGATTAATGGTTGATGACATGCCAAGCGATAGCGAAATTGATATCGTGGGACTTACCGCAAATGTACTTGCTAGTAAATATGAGAAGATAATTATAATAGTCCATAAAACTGATGAACCAGGAATGCTTAGAGGTTCGTGCAGATGTGTGGGGATAGAGAACTTTAGAACTATGGTTAATAAAACTGGATTAGTTAAATTCGCAGAAGGCCATCAGCCAGCTTTCGGATTAGGATTGAAAGAATCTAGCTGGAAAAAACTAATTAATTCATTAAACATAGTAATGAAGGATATTGAATTAAAGGTTGTATCTAATGCTGATATTATTCTTAAACCAAAAGAGTTAACTTCTACTCTAATTAAGAAGATAGAATTTGTCAATATGATTAGTGGCACAGGATTTAAACCTATTCAAGTAGTAATTGAAGGATTGGAGCCAGATAAAGTCAGTACAATGAAAGAAGGACTTCACAGTAAATTTGAAGCAAGTAATATGGAGTTTATTCAATGGAGGTCGAATTTAGCTGAAGAGTTACATTGTGATAAAGGAATTTATAAAACCATTAATATTATAGGCACTCCTCAGACTGGTAATTTTAGAGGTCGTAACACAAAGCAGGCCATCATACAAGATTATAGGATCGAATCGCATTTAGAATTCTTTAGATAATTAAATAATAATATTTAAAAAGTACTAGACAATTAAAGGATAATATTATATAATAAGTGTAACAAATAAATAAAAGGAGCTGGTTGTATTGAAAGATATAGATTATAAAACATTAAAGATTGAGCCTAGCAATATATTATTTGCTAGTACGTCTGATCCAGATTATGAAATGAATAGAATCATATTGTTAGAGGATGGCTATGATGAATTTGTTGTTGTCGAAGGTGGTCATTGTAGCTGTTATGGATTTGATGAAACAGAATGGTATGCAACTGGATATACGGGAGAAGAGTTAAAGAAATTAGCTAATCTAAGATGCGAAAATGATATGTTTTGGAAAATGGTAAAAAAGTATTTAGATAACAATTAAATAATAATATTACAGGAGGAATGTAAAATGTCATTAACAATGAAAGATTTAAAACAATGTTTCAAAGATGAAAAACGTACAAAATCATTATATGTAGGTGTAAAAATATCAACAAGAGGAAGTTCAGCCCCAGAAGTCATAATTAATCCAAGCGAAAATTTTGCTGCTAAATTAGAATATTACAAATCCAATTATACAGATGATTTAGTGTTAAAGAAATATGACGGAATTCAGATTATTGATATAACGTTCGGAGATTCATATGACCAAATAGAATGTACTTTTGAAGAGGAAGGGGAATTGTAGAATGAGCAATCACAGTTATAGAGATAAATTTACAATAGGAGCTATCTACGAAAAAGATGGTATAACTCCAAAGAAATCACATCAATTTAGAGTAGGTAGAACTGGGAAAGTTATAAATCTTAATGATGATACACCAATGGCCTTTGAATATTCAGATGGTCATGGAGTGTTACAAACTAGTAGAGTCATTGAAGTTCAAGAGGATGATTATGGAGTATTAGTTACTACTGAAAATACTATTTATAGACTAGATGATTATGTAGAAAAAGAAAAAGATAATTGTGATAATACGATAATAATGGAAGCATTTCATCCGGGGAACAAAGCATTTGAGATGGCCGCAAGAGCGCAAATAAAATACAACGAAAAATCAATCTATTAAAAGGATGGTTTCATAAGACAAAATTAAATATACAGGAGGTATTAAATGGAAATAGAGAATATTGTACTGAAACAAATATGGGAAGACAGGTATAAAAAGAATGGTGAAACTCTTGATGAAAACTTAAGAAGGGTTGCTAACTATATAGGATCAGATGCTAAAGATAAAACTAACTTCTACAATGTTATGAACAAAGGGTTATTCTTCCCGGCTGGTAGGACGATGAGTAATTCAGCAATTGGAACAAATTTAACTTTGAACAATTGTTTCGTGGCAAATTTTGTAGAAGATAATATAGAAGATATATTTGATAAGGTAAAACTAGGAGCCTTGACTCATAAGAGAGGTGGAGGAATAGGTTATGACTTCTCAAAGCTCAGGCCTAAAGGAAGTATGACGTCTAATGATGCAATAGCTTCAGGGGTGTGTAGTTTTATGGATGTGTTTAACACTCAAACTGCAACTATATTACAAGGAGGTAGACGTGGAGCTAATATGGGAATACTTTCTATATATCATCCAGATATATTTGAATACCTTGCAGCTAAATCATTTGATGAAGGCAGATTAACTCATTTTAATTTATCTATAATGGTAGATGATGATTTCATGGTTGCTAAAAATAATAATGAGAAGATTATATTACATTATCCAATTTATGATGAAAAGGGCTTAATGATATCAGATCCTGATAAATGGGTTTACACAAAAGAATTTGACGCAAATGAATTATGGGATTTAATAATGACTAACGCTTATAATACTGGAGAGTATGGAGTATTCTTCTATGATAATATGAATAGAGATAATAATACTTATTATATAGAAACAATTGTTAGCACTAATCCTTGTTTTACGGGGGATATGAAGCTACTAACGTCAAAAGGGTACAAAAGCTTTCGAGAGTTAAATGGCACAAATGTTGAGTTAGTTAATTACAAAGGGGATAAATCACAAGGTAAAGTTTGGAGTAATGGTATAAAGGATATTATTAAACTCAAACTATCCAATGGCAAAGAGATTAAATGTACTCCTGACCATAGATTTATGCTTAACGATGGGACAGAGTGTAAAGCTGAAGATACATTAAAAAAAAGAGTAATGCTTTTTAAAGGACAATTAAATAATAATATTGATAATCTTTATGTTAAATTAGGGTTTATACAGGGCGATGGTTGTACTGGAAGAATCAATTCAGAATCACATAAAGGTATGGAAATAAACATGGGGTATCACGATGATGATATCCGTACACTGTTCGCTGAAGAATTAGTTGGAGTAACTCATTCTAAATCAAAATCACATGCTTATTATATAAATGGATTTAATGAATTGTTATTAAAGTTAATGTTTGACGGAGCCCCATTACCTGAAAGAGTATTCCCAATGACTTATACTACTTGGGATCAACAGAAGAAATCAAGTTTTCTTAATGGTTGCTACTCAGCAAATGGAAGTATAATAACAAAATATAGAATAAGTTATAAAGCTACGTCAAAAGTATTCATATTACAATTACAAAAAACCTTAAAGAATGATTTTGATATAGATTCATATTTTACTACCAATAAAGCAAAAGTAGTTGCATTTTCCAATGGAGACTATGAGTGCAAAGAAAGCTATGATCTAAATATTGGTAAGACTATAGATGTAATCAAATTCTACAATACTATTGGTTTTACTCAAAAATATAAAATAGAAAACCTAGAAAATTTGATAGCAGCTAAAAGTCCAAAAGTGACATCTATAGGGAAATGTAAGCAAGACGAAGTGTTTGATTTCAGTGAACCTTTAACTCACTGGGGAACTGTAGAAGGAGTAATAGCTCATAACTGCGGCGAATATATGTCTGGTTTGTTATATGGTAAGAATCCAGACACAAAGGAAGAAATTAAAACCGAAGAATATATGGGAGCTTGTAATTTGGGTAGCTTTTTCTTGCATAATTTTGTTCATAATCCATTTACATCTAAAGTAGAAATAAATTATGTAGAATTAGGTTATGCGATAACAATAGGAGTTAGACTCTTAGATAATATTATTGATATAAATAAATTTCCACATCCATATTATGAAAACTATCAGAAGAATATGAGAACTATAGGGATTGGAGATACTGGAATAGCAGATGTTTTAGCTATGTTTAATATGAAATACGGAAGTAAAGAGGCTATAAAATTTACGGATGAATTAGAAAACTTTATAACTAAGAAGGCTTATTGGGCATCAATAGAACTAGCTAAAGAAAAAGGTAGTTTCCCATTCTTAAATAAAGAGAAGTTTATTCAAAGTGGATTTATACAGAAACATATTAAAAAAGATCCTGAATGGCAACGAATAGCAGACGCTATATTAAAATACGGTATAAGGAATGCAAGAATAAGGACAGAAGCTCCTACGGGAACACTTTCGTTGACATATGGAAATAATTGTTCTTCCGGGTTAGAACCTATATTTAGTCTATCTTATGATCGTAAAGTCAAGATTGGCGGCCAGGACGATAGCAATATCCAAATTGTTAAAATGGAAGATTATGCTTATGGATTATGGAAGCAAACTACTAAAGATAATGTTGTTAAAGAAGATATATTTGTAACAGCAATGGATTTACCAGTTCAAGCACATTTAGATATGCTTAAGACTATTGCATTTCATATTGATATGAGTTGTAGTAAAACAATTAATATTCCTACTGATTATCCTTATGAGGAAACTAAAAAGGTTTATGATTATTGCTGGAATAATGGAATTAAAGGTTGTACTATATTTAGACCTAATCCAATAAGACAAGGCATTATGATTACTGAAAATCAGAGTAAATCTGTAGAAGTTAAAGATGAATTACCAAGAGGAGTATGGAAACCTATAGCACCAGATACTCTTTATCCTAAAAGAAAAATATATATTGGTTGCGGTAAGATAAACTTATTTATAGGATGGTCAGCAAAGGAACATTTAATCCAAGATTTATATGTAAAACGTTCAGGAGCGGGAGGTTGTGAGAAGAATATCGACACAGCTGTAATATCAATGAGTGGAATGTTAAGACTTGGAGGAAATTTGGACAATATCGTAAAAGCATTTGAAGGCCTTGGGGGTTGTAATAGTTTTGTAGCACAAAGAGCAAAGGGAATAAAACTCAATAAAGGATCTAGTTGTGGGACTGCTATATTGAATGAGATAAAGTTATTTCAGTCCGAGATGGATAAAAATGAAATTAAAACTATCCTACCTGAAATTATTGTAGAAACCGAAGACCTAAGAACATTAGAAGAGACATTATACTTAAAAAAGAATGGGGAAATCGCTTTTGCTAAACATTATAACAAGTGCCCCGAATGCGGTACTGAGTTAATTAATAGTGGTGGATGTGTAATTTGCAGAGATTGTTCGTGGTCAAAGTGCAGTTAAGACAATTCAATAATAATATTATGGCTGACATCCTACTGTCGAAGGAGAATTATATTATGGAAGATATAAAAATTAAATATTTCAATAAAGAAATGGCAACAGATCCAAGATATCAAATTGTGAAAACTGCAAAAGGAGATTGGATTGATCTTAGAGTAGCTGAAGCATATGTAGTTGAAAATGATGAAGCATCTATTAAATCTGCTATTGAAAATAGAAAAAGATATCCTTGGAGCAAAGTACAAAATAGAATTTACTATGAAAAAGGTCAAGTAATTGTTATGAGATTAGGAGTAGCAATGGAATTACCAGTAGGATATAAAGCTAATGTTTCTCCTAGAAGTTCTACATTCGCATCATATGGATTAATGTTAGCAAATTCAATGGGATGTATTGATTATGTTTACAAAGGCGATACGGATGAATGGTTAGCTGTTTACTATGCTACTAGATCTGGTTATATCACTAGATTTGATAGAGTGTGTCAGTTTGAAATAACTAAACAAATGCCAGAATTAAATATTATATCAGTTGATGTATTAGGTGGAGAAGACCGCGGTGGGCATGGAACCAGTGGCAATAAATAGTCTAATGAAACTAGAGATTTATTAGGAGGGAATATTATGAAAAACGAGATAGACCAATTATGTGAACATGATAAAGTTTATTCAAATGTTGTTTTATGTACGTATCCCGCACAACATCCTTGGATATGTAGCAAATGTGGGGAAATGGGTACTAATAGTGATATTATATCATCTAATAATTATAATGAATTAGTAGAAAAGTTTAGAAAATAAGGAGGTCATTATTAATGGAAAACACAAATTTAGAGGAACTATTTACAGAATTATTTGGATCAGAGGAAGAACAGGAGGAAGCAAATCAATATTCATTCCAATCAGAGAGTGATATTGATGATAATATAGAAGCTGCAAAAGAGATAGATTCTGATATGAAGAGACTTAATTCTTTATACAATGAAAAGGTGTCAAAATTGAATTATGAATTGCAAGTTAAATTAACTAGACTTGAGAAGAAAAAAGAATGGATATTATGCAATGTTAAAGAAGTTGTAATGAAATCAACTGATAAGAAGGAAACAAAAACTCAGTTTAAAAAAGATTACTTGTCTGGAAGTATCATAATCAAAAAGAGTGTTACCAAACTTATTAAGCCTGAATTAACAGAGGATATTATAGTTAGAGATTTTGCTGATTATAAAAAAGAAGATACAAAAATTACATTAAACTGGACAGAAATGAAAAAGAATCTCAAAATATTGAATGGCCTAGTAATAGATACAACAACTGGAGAAGATTTGTCAGATACAATATCAACAGAAGTTACAGCAGAATCTGTCGTAATTAAATAATAATATTATAAGGAGGATTTATATTATGGAATTTGGTGGAGCATTAGAATTAGTTAAAGGCGGTAATTACGGTATGAGATTACCAAGCTGGAAAGAGGATGTAATTATCAGGGCTCAATATCCTGATGAAAATAGTAAGATGACTGCTCCATATTTATATGTAGAAAGCAGATTTGGCAAAGTGCCTTGGAAAGAAACTTATATAGAAATGTTTTCAGATAAATGGGAAATAGTTTAAACAAAGGAGGATAAATTATGATAATTTTAGTTGGTGAATCGGGTTCCGGTAAAGATACACTTATGAATAAGGTAGTAGAATTAACTGCCTTAAATCCTGTTATAAGTTATACCACAAGACCTATGAGAGTAGGAGAAGTCGAAGGAATTGCTTATCATTTTATAACAAAGGAAGAATTTAGCAGGAAAGATTCTGAGGGGTTCTTCATTGAAAAAAGTGGGTACAGAGGATGGTTATATGGAATGGCTAAAAAGGATTGTAACGATAAAAAAATAGTAGTTGTAGATCCTTGTGGATTGCGTAGTTTAAAAAGAGCGGGAGTTAATACTTTTTCTTTTTACATCAAAGTAGACGAGCGTGAGAGATTGATACGACTAGCTAACAGAGGGGATGATGTAACTGAACTGTGTAGAAGAATTATCTCTGACAGGGATACATTTAGAGGGATAGAGGATGAAGTAGATGGAACTATTGAGAATTATGACATTAATGTATCAGCCTTTAATATTATTACCAGATTAGAAAGGTGGATGGTTCTGTGAAGATAGATTTAAGCAAGGGACATTATTGTTTTCAATTTGAAGAGAAGGATTTAAATTATAATCTTGCTGCAAACAATGTTATACAAGCAAAAGAATTATATTTAAAGCATATATCTAATATGATTGATAATTCAATTGATGATGATTTATGGAGATTATGCCAGTTAGATAAATAAAGGAGTGGTGATTTGTGGCTTCGGCTGTTCAAGATGATAGGAAATATGATGAAGGAGTATATAGATATAAGAAACCAGTGGTAGATATTTCTGATATTAATATTGAAATAGGAAATAGAATATTTATTGGAGAAGAACTATATGGAACTATTGTTAAGGAATCTGAGTTATTCTATTATATTCAAAAGGAAAATGTAAGTGAGAGTTATGAGTTTCAAAAGACTTCTATCCTTGATAAGATAGCCAACAAGGTACTTATCCTGAAGGACTAGTAAGTAATCCCAATTAACTCTAAAGTCCCTCACAGACTACCATACAAGGGTAGAAACATGATAGAACTCGTATTTTATGTAATTAAATAATAATGTTTAAATTAGTATTGACAATTCAATAATAATATTGTATATTGTAAGGGTAGTAGAAATACTTCACTTACAATATATTTTAGGAGGTAATGTTAATGAAAGCAAGAATCGGATTTATAGGAACAGTAGATGACAAGTTTAAGGTCTTTTTCAACGGAGATATTTTCTACGCTAATGTGGATGGAATGGCACTAGCTTTAGACTGGGATAAGATTGATAACAATAGAAAGAAACTAAGATAATTAGGAGGATTTAACTATGAGAGTAGCTAAAAATGCTAGGAATTTAAATGACAACAGAGAAGTAGAAGCTAATGTTGAGCATTATAAAAAGAAGAAAAGAGAGGTAATTAAGTTGAGTAAGATTAATACAATGGAAGATACAGGCCAAGCTTGGGGCACAATTTATTACAGTAATTAAAGGATAATATTAAAAAATCAATTTAAAGAGAGGAGAAGATAAAATGTTTGGTAAACCAGATAAAAAAGCAATTATTAAAATGAATTATGAACATGGTGGTTCAGGTGGATCATCAACAAGTATTCCGTTGAAAGACGGTGAATTATTAGATTATCTTAAAAGAAAATTAGACTTTCACAAAGAATTAGTAATCACTAATATCATTGAAAATGAAATATATTTAACTACATCTCGGACAGTGGAATATCAAGAAATTGAAAGTCGAGCAGACGAAATAGGAGATTTAGTTCGTAATTATGTAAAATCTAAAGCGATAGAAATGGATGCTTATGCAGTTTTAGCAAAAGGAGAATTAAAAGGAATATTTGGTCGAGAAGTTAATTCTCGTTTAAAAAGAGTTAACCTTATTAATAGGGGATTTAAAGAAGAAGAAATTGAAATTAAATTAATCAAAATAGAGAGCTTTGAAGATTTGTCATAGCAATAAGGAGGAAATATAAATGGTAATGGTAGGAGATCAGATATTTATTGAGGTTGTAGTAGAAGCAACTGAGGAACAAGAGAAACATGTCATTAACAGAGATATTAGAGATGCTAGTCATGCGGAGAGAATTGCTGATTATAAGACATTGAGTAAAGCAGAAGTAGTTAATATGTTAGAAAAAATAGGAGGATTTAAAATATGAAAGTTAAAATATTAGATTATATTGATTCCTGGCAGAGTACCAAAAATGCAACAATGAATACAGTTGGAAAAGACAAAGGTATTTATCCTAATCCTGAATGGAAAAGGAGGCTACTTCTTTCTGAACATAGTCCGATTAGAAAGATTCATATATCGTGGAAATGGAAAGGACTTAAATCATGGGTGTCTGTACATTTTACTCGTCATAAGATAGGAATAGATCATTTTGTTTCAACTCAGAGAACAGATAGAACTGGAATTAATCGTGATATAGAACAACAAGGAGCCCTAGTTAATCATGAGGTGGACGCAAATGCTCAAGCTATTATAACTATCAGTAGAAAGAGATTGTGTGCAGGAGCTTCCCCTGAGACTAGAGAAGCATGGAAAGAATTCTTAGTTGAATTAAAGGAAGTTGAGCCTGAATTAGTAAAGTGCTGCGTTAAAGATTGCATTTATAGAGGGTATTGCTATGAGTTTATGAGTTGCAATCACCATAAGACACCTGAGTTCCAAAAAGAATTAAAAGAATACAGAGAAGGAATAAATCTATAATACTAAACACAGGATTTATAAGATTGAAAGGAGGATATCATGAAACAATTAAATATTGATATTAACAGAACATTTGGAGAAGTGATAACAGATATGAAAAAAGAATGGAATGAAGGAGATACAGAGCTGAAAAAAGAAATAAAAGATACTCTTGCAAGTGGAACAAATAATAAAAAGCCTATTAGAATTAGTTGGATCTAAAATGAAACAATTAGTTGACAATTAAATAATAATATTATACAATGTAATTGTTAGGAGAAATAATTAAAGGATACTATGAGGGTGTAAAAGCCCTCTATAATTAAAAGATAATATTAAAGGTTGATTTACCAACCTAGAATCTGAGAAGTACCTTTAAAGGATTGATATACAAAGGCAACTCTCGATAATACCTCCAATCTATAAACGGTTGGGAAAAGATTGTGTGAGACTAGATTTTATCTTAGGTTGCACAATGATACATCAAAGTCAAATGGCTTGGTAACAGTAGTTGAATATTAACATGAGATGTATTTAAATGATATAGTTTTTGTATCATTGTATTGATCTGCATAAGTTGAATATTAACATGAGATGTATTTAAATGTTACAGTTCTAGCAAAATTCCAACTTAGTGCATAGTTGATTTAAATATAAAAATAAAGGGTGATTCTCCATCCTAAAATCGAGAAAGTGGATTGAATCTAAATCAATACTCTCGATAAGCCTTCTAGTCTTACAGGCTGGTAAAGTCTATACAAATGTGATATCGCAAGGCGTATAGGAATTTATACTATTTTAGAGCATTGATATTACTATAGTTCTAATAGGACATAGTATAAATTAGAATGGTAATTTAATATGAAAAAGAATTAAGAGAATCACGTTCTAAAAGAACATAGTATAAATTAGAATTAAGAGAAGCGGATTAACAGTTAATGTATTTTGCACATTCTAATAGAACATATCATAAATTAAAAAATAAAGGGGATTAATATATGAACAAGTGTATAAAAATTACTATAAAAAATTGCGAAGAAATAGATAAAAGAGCCTTAAATAAAAAATTATGGGATATAAGGTGTAAAACTGCATTAGCATGTAATAAAGCTATTACATGGATGTTTACTTTTGCTCAAGAAAATATGGATTATAAAACTTTAACAGGTAAGAGTATTAATGAAAAAGAAAGATTTGGGAAGTCTCATGGTTCATGGATAGAAAATAGAATGAATGAGATTATGGAAATTTGTAATAGTGCAAATGTAGCACAAACAAGACAATTTGTTACTAATAGATTTAATGATGATAAAAAGAAGGGAGTATTTAAAGGAGAAGTTTCTATTTCTAATTTCAAGAAAACAATACCTATAATTATTCATAACAAAAACTTCAAAATATCTCAAGGAAATAGTGGATATGAAGTGGAAATGAGTTTATTTAATAGAGGATATCAGAAAGAAAACAATATTAAAAGACTCATATTGAATATTGATAAATTAGGATCTAGTGAAAAATCAATTCTCAATAGAATAATTTCTGGTGAGTATAAACAAGGATCTGCTCAAATAACAGAGGATAAAAAAAGAAAGGGAAAATGGTATCTGACAATAAGTTTTAGTTTTGAATCTCAAAAAATAGAAAATTTAGATATTAATAGGATTTTAGGTGTGGATTTAGGAATAGTAAATACAGCAACTATGCAAGTTTATGACTCTAGTACAGAAAAATGGGACAGGTTAAATTGGAAGGAGTGTATAATAAATGGACAAGAATTGATTCATTTTAGACAAAAGATTGAAGCAAGGAAAAGACAATTGCAAATAGCCAGTAAATGTGTAGGAGAAGGGAGAATAGGTCATGGTATTCACACTAGAATGAAGCCATTAGAAAGAATGAATGATAATATTTCTAAGTTTAGAGATACATTTAATCATAAGGTTAGCAAATATATAGTTGATATGGCAGTTAAATACAATTGTGGCATGATACAAATGGAAAATTTAAGTGGATTCAGTGAACAACAAACCGAAAGTTTATTAAAAAATTGGAGTTACTTTGATTTACAAGCTAAAGTTAAATATAAGGCTGAGGAAAAGGGAATTTATATTAATTTTATTAATCCTCAATACACTTCTAAAAGATGTTCTTCTTGTGGATGTATTCATAAAGATAATAGAGATTGTAAAAGCAATCAAGCAAAGTTCAAATGTGTTGTATGTGGGCATGAAGAAAATGCAGATACTAATGCTGCTAAGAATATTTCAATTCCAGATATTGAGAACATAATAAAAGAACAACTAGAGTTAAATAAGAAAGTTGATTTAAAAGTTTCTTAGACAATTCAATAATAATATTATGATGGCGATCAACGCAGAGGAGATTATATTATGAATGAAGTTAACCAAGAACAAATGGCAGAATTACAAAAACAATTAGATGCTTCTGAACCGATTCCTATTTCTATGACTATGACAAAAGAATCGTTTAAATTTATTGTTAAACAATTGAGGATTGCCGATGAAGAAAAATATAGAATCCAAAATGGAATTACAATTGCTAGTAAAAACTCATCATTATTTAAATTTCAAGCTAGGGTTATGTATTCAGATAATTCTACAAAGTTAATAAATCTAAGGGAAGAAAAGTAATGGAAGGGTTAAGTTTTAATAAAGAGGAATTGCTTAGAATTCAAGAGATGGCTATAAATGAACAAAAGGAAATATGTAGATTAACAGGAAATTTCTTTGATGACGATATTAAGGCTAATGATAAGCTTATTCAGAAAGTTGGAGATATGTTAAGTCAAATTAAGTAGGAGGTATTATTATGGGAACAGTTATATTAATAGTTATAGCTTTTGCAGTTGGATTTTTAAATGGAGCAGTATGTAGAGAAAAGAAATAGACAATTTAATAATAATATTACGAAAGGAAGGATATATGATATATACAATAATTTTTAACAATAAGCTTTTAGAGGAGTATACAAACGAATATTTTATAAAGTATCCCCGCAGGCATAAACCTCCCCTTAAATCTCCTCTTCATCCATCAATAAATACTTGGTTTATTATGAAGCGGCCACAAATGAATAACTTGAAACAAATTTGGAGTGAGTTTACTGAATGGATTGTAGAAAAACATGGATTCACAAATCTTCATATTCAGAAAGCAAATATAACTTTTACTTATTTCTTTAAGACAAAAGCGCGACATGATGCAGATAATCTTACACCAAAATTTGTTATGGATGGATTTAGTAAATGTGGACTGATAGAAGATGATGATTTTTCACATATAGAAACTTTAACAATTAATTCTGGAGGACACGATAAATTAGATCCAAGGATGATAGTGACAATTGAAAATTTAGAAGGTGTTACTAATGATTGAATTCATAGGAGTAGGTAAAATACCAATTAGGAATTATTTAGTGATAATGGATAGAAGATGTTATAGTCCAGAACTGGCTATAGAATATACAAAAGATATTTATGGAGTAGATATAACAGAAGAAGTTAAGAAAGCATCTACAATGTGGGATTATAACAAAAATGTATATAAATTATATGATGAAGAATTTCCTCCAAAGGAACCTGATGATGGAAGTAGAAAATATTTCAATAGAGTTGGGAGAGTAAGATATGGAAGATTTTACAGGAAGTATAAAGAGAACGATGGGTACTGGGACATGCCATATGATTTGTCATTAAAGGCATCTGTAACTCATCATATATTCCCTTTAGTTTATGGAGGCAATAGTGCTTTAATGAATTTACTTCCTGTAACAGATTTTAACCATGATTTACTACATGGAAATTCAGTAGAGCAAAAGAGAGAGAATGTTGTTTTATGGCTGTTGACTATTTATCTTATCTTTATAGTTTTGACAGTCTAAAAATATTAAAAGATAAATACAACATGATGCAGTATGACAGTTATGATGGAGAATTTAAATGTAATTATTTTAAAACAATATTTGAATCAGAAATGTCAACATTCTATAAGGATTTAAAACATGAATATTCTGAAACTTTAGAAGAGAGTAATTAATATTCTCTTCTTTTCATATAAATAAAAATAAGCAATATTAGGAGGATATCAATGCAAAGAATTGATTATATCGATGGATTTACAGTTACTAATAATTTCCCAGATTATACGCCTGAAGAACAAGTAATTGTAAATGAAAGATTTCTACAAAAATTATATGATATATTATTCAATGACAATAAAAAGAGTTGACATAAAAGTAAAATCCTCTATAATTATATTAACATAAAAATATGAATATAAAGGATGATAATTATGGCAGTGGCTATTTATTCCAGACAATCTGTTGATAAAAAAGATTCTATAAGTATTGAAACTCAGATTGATTTCTGCAAAAGAGAAATCTTTGAGGAAGAAATTAAAATATATATAGATAAAGGATTTTCTGGCAAGAATATTAATAGACCTAAGTTTAAAGAAATGGAAAAAGATATAAAAGCTGGAATTATAAAAAAGGTAATAGTTTATAAACTGGACAGAATAAGCAGAAACCTTCTAGATTTTGCTAATATTATAGACTACTATAAAAAATATGATGTTGGGTTTTTAAGTTGCAATGAAAAATTTGACACTTCAACTCCAATGGGGAATGCCATGCTATCTATTTGCATGGTATTTGCTCAGTTAGAGAGAGAAACTATTCAGAAAAGAGTAAAAGATAATTATTACGCAAGAGGTGCATTAGGTCTGTATATGGGTGGGCGTGCACCTTATTCATTCATCAAAATTGAAACTAAAATCGCTGGTAAGAAAACTTATACATTTAAAAATGATAATGAAAAGGTTATATCTCTTTTAGAAATGTACGAGCTATATTCTACTTCTGATATGAGTCTTGGCAAGGTGAGCGACTATTTAAACTCTAAAGGTATTCTTGCGGCAGAAGGTGGACTTTGGGATAGTGGTAAAATAAGCAGAATATTAAGGAATCCTGTATATGTTATGGCAGATGCAGATGTATACTCGTATTATAAGAATAAAAGGTGTATTATAAGCAACGATATAAGTGAATTTATAGGGGTTAATGGTTGTTATTTATATGGTAAACGTGAATCTAATGAGAGAAAATATACAGATGTAACAGATCACACTCTTTCTATTGCATTACACGAAGGATTAGTAACGTCTTCTACATGGTTAGCTTGTCAATATAAATTAGATTCTAACAAACAAATAAAGAATACTGGTAAAGGTAAACATAGTTGGTTAAGTGGACTTATGAAATGTGGGAAGTGTGGATATTCTATAAGTGTAGTTGTAGCTCGAGATAAGAGATATTTAAGTTGTAGAGGTAAAACTAATATGAAGACTTGTATCGGATTTACAAAAACTATGTTTGCAGATAAAATAGAAAAGGTCGTAGAAAAAGAAATATTCATGCGAATAGATACAATCAGAAAAAATAATTATCCTAAACAAAAAGTAGAAGATTCCCAATCTAATAAATTCAAAATACAAATCATTGAAATTGATAGAAAAATAGATAATTTAATATTGCAATTAGAAGAATCTAGTAAAGTTTCTGCTAAATATATGAATGCTAAAATAGAAAAACTAGATAGTGAAAAAAATATAATACTTGCTAATATAAGTAAAAATGCAATTGTTAAACTTAATTTATATCCAAAAGAAGAATTATTTAAAAAAGTTGATAATTGGGAAGGACTATCTCTAGATGAAAAAAAGAATATATGTAAATTTTTAATTAAAAAGATTAGTATAATGGAAACCGATATTAAAATTGATTGGCATAAAGAAGTGCTCTAGTCTTTTTTATATTGTTTGTTTTACTCTTGTGACTATACAGGATTAATCCCATATATAAGTAAAACAAGTAACACAGCCATTTATATGATATAATAGTATTGGGTGATACATATGAATAATATATTTAAGAAATTAATCCATTGTTCTTGCGGGAAGATATTTAATTTCAAATCAGAAAATGGTACTCCAATATATCTCTGTTCACGATACAAGAATGAAGGTAAATTGGCCTGTCCTAGAAATGCGATTAAAGAGTCTGACTTACTTAATATAATAAAACTACATACAAATCAGGAACCTAAAACAAATGGAGATGTTAGAGAAATTGTATCTCATATAGATATTAATGGAAGTTTAATTACAATTTTTTACAGAGATAATACAACGTCAGAATGGGATTGTGATAAGTTGAAAGTTTAAAAGGACGTACATTTTGGATTAAATAATGTAAAATTATCGGCAGGGGACACTAAAATAGAGTTTTTATTAGATTTATTATAATTGGGCATAATATAAAGGAATAATATTCTAGCAAAAAAAATAAGACAGTCAAAACTACAATTGAGTAGCTAGACTGTCTTATTAATATATTCAATCCCATTTAACCCATTCCATTAATTGTTGATATTCATTTTCTTCTAAAACCACATCTGAAATAGAATTTCTGAGTTCACCATCTTTATTTTGTCTAATATTGTTTCTATGATAAATTATACTCTTACATTCTTGGCAAACCCCAATACCTTTATCATGTCTATATTTATGTTGTGTATGTATGAATTCTTCAAATTTATTTCCACAATTTGGACATTCTATTTTCCATTTATATTCGTCATCAGATTTATAATGGATTTCATTTTTAAAGTCAATGGAATGATCTTCTTTGGGTGGCTCTTTTATCTTAAATTCAGTTTTAAGCTCGTTACTATCTAGTAATGAAAATCCATTAAAATTTTCATTACTTGTAATACTTTCTAATATTTCTATTCCATAATCAATAAAATTTTTTCGAGCTTTATTAGTTTTAATATTAAAATAGTCAATTGTATTTTCTAAACTTATATTGTCGGATTTGTCTAAATTTAATATTTTGCTTATTTCAGATTGAAGAAAAATATACTTTCCTATCCATAAATCATCTAAATTATAATAACTACAATTTCTTTTAATAGCTATAAGACATCTGGGATCATAGGTAACTATTACACAATTATTACCCATAAATTCCTTCAGAGAATCGATTGTGCTCACAAAAGAAATTCCGTTTTTAAAATTCACTTTAGAATATCTATATTTTAATAGTTCTTTTGGAATTGAATCATATATTTGCGGGTTTACAAAATTAGTGTATGTACTTAATTCTTTAAAGTTTTCATCTAATTTTATAGCACTAATTCTAAGAATTTCCGCTGATCTAAAATTAACTAATGCAGGGATTTCTTCTGTTTTAAACATACTGGGAAGTATTTTAATTGACTGTATATCTAATATAATATAATTCATATTGTTCACCTCATTATGCCTTTTCTTATATTATACCATAATAAATTTAAATTATACTTGTGCTTTGGTAATAATTGGACATTGAATTATAAAAATAAATTTGTTACAATATATGAATACACATTGGCCTGTGTATAATTTAAATTTATTCCCTAAAAATACCCTATACAGGCTACAATTAAGTAGTTTATATAGGGTTATAATATTATAAATATTAACTAACTTTATTAAATTCTTCTAATGTGTCTTTTAAATAAACTGCATTTGATGCCTTATAATACAATTTGGGATTTACGGTGACAACTTTATCTTTTACTTTAAATAAATTATCTTCTCCACATACTGAATTAAGTAAGAATTCTCCGAATCTATTACAATTATTACTTTGATAAAATATTTTATGAATATCTTTGATTGATAATGGGACTACATCATCTAAATATGTTGTTTCAGGATTACTGCAAATTATATTATATTTGAAATGAACATATGGAATTAATTTAAATATAATACTGAATTTCAGAGCATTCCTCGTACTAATTTCTTTATATAAATTTTGTATAAAAGATTTGTATATTTTAATTTTATTATCTTTATTTATAGTTCTATCTTTATAATTTCGCATCATTCCAACATAAAAATATTTCTGATTCACCATTATCTTATTTCCAACTTCTATTAATATATTGTTTTTAAAACTTTTCTTTAAAAAATCTTTAGTGCAAGTAGCGTTTTCCTTTAATACAGATTTAAGTTTTTTCTTACCAATTAATACTCCATTACCAAAACTTAAACAACCATCACTAGTTACATAACTACATAGATAAAATAATCTTAATAAATCTCCACTACTATATATGTCTGTCAATTCATTAAGTGAATCAGTCATAAAATAAACAAAGCTCCCCATATGTTCTTTTTCTAATACTCTAAAATCACTAATGACATTATAATGTTCTGTGGTACTAGAATTTACATTATATCCTATTGCAATACTAAATGATTTGTACTTGTTAATGTACAGCTGTTCTATATCTAGCAATATCTTTTTATCGTATTCCTCTTGTCTAATTTTACAAAGTATTTCAAATGAGAAGTTTTCAGAACCAACTTCATTCCAAGCAGATTGAAGTTTACCAGAGTGATGTTCTCCTTTATTTAATAATCTTATATGCTGTTTCCATCTGTTATGGATATTATTACTACTCCCTATATATATTTTATCATCTAGTTTATTCTTAATTTGATAAACTCCTATTATTATATCTTCCATTATTATACATCTCCTAGATTACTATATTTCTACATAAAAATAGAGGGAATTTATACCCTCTATCCTGATAAATCATGCTGTTTTAGCCTATAATAGTGGGAAGAACTTCCCTATAAAAAATCTGTTAACCTCCTATTTAAGCCATTGTTACATCGAATTTCTTAATATTCTTATCCTTTAATTACTGATGTAGCATATTTATATCCAATCATCTCAAACACTTTTGGAATAGCTTTATTAATCTTCTGCCCTTTGAACATTAAATTAGGGTTGACTATATAAAATGTGTCTCTACCAATCCATAAACGAATTAAACATTTCTTCTCTTCTAAAGCCTTACCTCTACTGAATACAGTTTTACTATCTAACTCTAGTTCCTCTGCAAGTCTTTTCTTATTAAGTGGAATACCTTCTTTATCTACTAATAAATTTTCTTCCCATAGTAAATAAGGAGATAGTGAATATAGAAAAAGAACCTCAAGTCTAGTTAGACCATAAAGTTCTTTAGCACTTTGTATTTCGTTCATAAATAGTTTGATAAACTCATTCCTTTCACCCTTAGCATGTTTCCATAGTCTTTTTGAATCATCTTGAACATACGAAGTTATTCTATAATTATCTAAATTATTTTCTTCTTTTAATTTCTGCATTGCTAAACAAATTAATTTCTGCGCACAATATTCATCCTGGATATCTGGGTTAGTTTCAAATAACATATCCAAAACGTTTAATTGCTTTTGTCTTATTACCGGATCAATTACCATATTCTACATGCCTCCTAGGCTATACGCTTTTTGGTTTGTTTCTAGTCCACTCAGACAATGATTTATCTAAGTTGTCATCTCTTAAAAATAGCCAAAATGTATCTAACGATTTAGGATCTTTTGCTACCGTTATATATTCAGACCCTCTTAACATTAAAAATTCTTTCTGAGGTACACTAAAACACCTATATCCTTTAAACTTCTTATACATATACATCTCTCCCTACTATTTTTTAGATTATTTAATAGATACTTTATTAATTTAAAGCGCGCTTTAAATTAAAGGAACTTAATCTCCTTTAGCTCCTTATTTTTAGGCAAATAAAAAAGACGTAATATCTACGCCTTACAGTTAAAACCTTTATTAATTTACGATGAACCTGTAAATTAAAGTGAATCATATTAAACTATTCATTTATATTTAAAAAGCGAATCTAGTTAAAAGAACAATTTATCTAAGTATTTATTCTTCATAAAATTTACCACTACACTCAAAACTCCAACAATAATACTTATCAATATTAAATGAGTAAATAAGTAAGTTATTAAAGCAATAACTAACATATCCGTTAAATAACCAAATATATAAATCCATGCTAATGATTCTAAAACACCAAACATTTTAAATTCCTCCTTCACAATATTATCTCAATTAGATGTTTATACAAAAATACTATTTAGCAATAAACACAACCCAATAATAAAAAATGGAGGTATGAGTATTGAAAATAGAAAACGTCTTAATTCATTTCTTTTCATATTTATAACCTTTCCTTCCTATTAATCTACGCAATAAAAGCACCTACCAATTAGGTAGATGCTAATTTAAATCTTATAAAATATAACTTTTAAAATATTGTTTTGAATTTTAGTTACGTCGCTTTATTTTTCTAAGACGTTACTAAAGTGTATTCATCCAATTTGCTATTTGTGGAGATATTAAAGCAAATCCTGAATCATTAGGGTGTAAATTATCTAGTGTATAAGCACTCCAATTGTATTCATTTATTCCACCGTTACTACATAAATCTAATACTGGAATACCATAATAATCACATACTACTTTTACTACATTGTTATAATCCTTTTGATAAGCCCCAACACTATTTGCATTTGGATATGTAGGATAAGCCCCACCACCTGTAAACGTGCCTATTCTAGTTGTTAATATAAATCCAAGTCTAATCGTTGGTTTAAGCGTTAATATAGTGTCTATTAGTCTTTTTACATCCCCATAAAAAGATTGAACCGTTTTAGCATCTGCCATTGTTCCTATAATTCTACTGCCACCAAAATCATTTGCAGGACATTCAACCGTTAAAATATCAATATTTGCTAAGTTTAAAGTGGTCATATTTTGAGCCATGTCTCTTGTTGCTCTACCATCAACACCATCATTTACAACTGTAGATATACCACATAAGCCTTGTACTATAGGTTGATATTTTTTAAAATTAGTTACACTATCTCCACTAGCATACCAATTTTTATTAAACCACCTTGCATAACCTTTGGTATTTATTAATGCATCTTTCATTGTACTTTGCAAATAAATAGGTAATGTTCCTAAAAATATTCCTGTGTTAATTGCGCTCCAATTGACTTGCAAAGTAACAGTTACAGTACCACTATTCACCTTTGATAACACTATTGTGTCCATTCCAGTTGGTTCCGTGTAATTTAGTGCATAAAAACTAGCTATCACTATACCCGTTGTAAAATCTTTAAAATCTATTTGATGGAAATGATTTGCTCCACTAACACTATATCTGTATAACGCACAAACTCCATATAAATGTGTGGAATCTGAATTTATTAACTGAAAATCTTTTAAAAATGGAAAACTTAATGCAGTATTTTTTGCAATAATATCATTTTCAATAGTGTTTTTAGTGTTTAAAAGATTATTGGCAACTATTGCACTTAAATTTGCTATGGCTAAAGAATCTGATTTAATATTCTTATGAAGTTTAGAGGTTATATAAGTAAAAGCCCAACTACAAGAAGATGGAAACTTAGAAAAATCTATAGTAATATTTGCAGTTACACCACTCCCCGAGACTGAATTTGCTAATAAGGTTACCAACCCTGTGCCCTCGGGATTAATTGTTGTATAAAAGGAAGAAACTACAGTATTTGTATTGTTATCGTGTATATTTATTTGCCAAAAAGGTGTTCCTGAATAATTTCTAACAAATGCATCTATATAATAATCATGTGTTGGATTACCACCAAATAATTTTAAATCTATTATTCCATCACGCATAGCTGGAGGTGATAAAATATCACTACTTACAGATAATAAAGTACTTCTACCATCAAAAGGGAATAAATCATTTTTGATGGTAGAATCTGTCATTGCCATTGTTATTGAACCATTTGCGATTCCAGTGCTTTGATATAGCCATCCTTTTGTCCATGCTGTGCCATTCCAATAATATAAATATCCATCTGCTAAATTCAAATAATTTTTAGCTTTTCCGAGTGTGGTATTTGCAGTAATATCCGCTTGCAATAATGCTAATGTAGCAAAAGGTGTTGGACTACCACTCGCTAGACTTGCTATTTGTGCGTCTCTACTTGCTAAAGCGGTGTTCATATCAACCGTTTTTGCTTTCTCTGTAATATAAGTTTGTTGCGGAATATTAGCCAAACTCGACACGATTGCTGTATCGTCATACACTTTTTGTTCAACATTATTAACCTTGATATTACCATTTGTCGTGCTTGAAGTTACCGCTGAAGCACCTGATACACTTTTAACCAAACCTTCTATATTCTCAAATCTATCATCTATACTTGAAAATATTTTAGAGTAAACTCCAGAATTTCTTGCATTTACTATTTCAGAGATTCCATCGGCTACAACTATCGTACCCACAGATTTATCACTAACCACTGTCCAAATTGCACTAGTATACTTGAAAGCACCTAGATTATTTACAAATATTAAAGTTCCTTCAACTAAAAAAGTGGGGTTTGTAACAAAATAAGTATCTCTTTCTGTGTTAGTTTCAAAATAATTTAAGACTACTTCTTGTGCGTACCATTGTCTTATAAATTTACTGATTCCTTCTGAATTATTAGCATAATATTCTACTAGTGATGCAATTGTATCTGTATTTGCAACCTCTCCGATATTTCCTTTGACGTAAACTTTATCTCCCAGATTTACCATAATTGTTCCTCCTAAATATTATTATTTAATTGTCTATAAAATAAAGAGACAAGTAGTTAACTTATCTCTTTTAAAACAGATATTTTATTTTGTAGCTAGTAATGCTGCAATCTTTGCTAAAACTTCTGCGTTTGTATCTTGAACAACTTCCTCAACTTTAGTTTCTGCTGTTTTAACTTCAGTAGCAATTGTATCTTGTGGAATTATCCCTAATACAACTTTTGATTCAGGAATTTTTTCTTCTACCTCATCAATAAGAGGAGTAGCTAATTTTTCTGCTTCTTTAACTATCTTCGGAGCAATAATATTCTCTGCTACTTTCTCTGCATCTGGAATTATATTTCCAACAGAATTACCAGTAGTGACAGCTTTAATTACACTACCTGCTACGTCTGTAATTGCCTGTTTTTCGTCTGTTTCAAGGGTTTCAGTTGTAGAAGTAATAGTTGCATTACCTGTTGGTGTATCTGCCTCTACGGTTGCGTCAGCCTTGTCTGAAGGTACGTCTACTGCTTCGGTTAATAGTGGTATAATTATTTTATCTTTAAGTTGATTGCACACTACTTTGTTGATTCCATCTAATTCAGTTTTAGGAATAAAGGGGAATAATTTTAATAATTCTACTTCCATTTTATCTTTCTTATCTGCTCCAGCTTTTTCTACTCCTTCAAATTCTTCTTCAAGTAATAAATAGAATCCTTTTGCAACTTCTAGAGCATGATTATATGTTGCAGCACCTTTTGTTGTAATTACTGCTTTTTTCTTTGCATCTAAATACATAGAAAGTTTAGCGAGGGCATAAGTTCCTACTAAACCTAAAGCTGATAATGCTACCTGAGTTAATCCTTGTACTAATTGAGTATTCATTTTTACATTCCTCCTATAATATTATTATTGAATTGTTAATAAGTTATTATTTTTGAGTTTTAAAACTTTCTACGCCTAGTTTCTTTAAAAGGGCTATTTGGTTATCTGCTCCACTCTCATTATCAAACGATCCTGCTATAACTCTGAAAAGTACTTTTGTATTGACTACTGGAGCAGGTTTCACAACTGGTTTTACTACCGCTAATGTATATAAGTTTTTACCTTTTGAATTATATACATAATAGCCTGGGTGCAAATTTGCGATGTCTTTAGCTTTATAATAATCACTTTCACAACCTATTTGACTTTTTTCATTATCCCAACTTAATCTAACTCTGTACATTTCTGTTGAAACTGGAGTTATTGTAGTGCTTGTACCTATTTTTTTATCTAGTATTCCTTCAGCAATTGCTTTACCGATAGCGTCAAATCCAAGTTTTTTATATAGAGCTACATCTTCAGTGGCTTCTACAAAGCAAATTTCGCATAAAATTGCTGGCATATTTGAAGCTTTTATATCGTGTAAGTGTTCAGAATTTACTCCATCCTTAAGCCCTCTGTCTTTAAATCCTAAACCTATAAGTTTACTCATTATTCTTTTACCAATTGCTACAGATGTAGAGTTATTTGGATTTAACCAAACTTCACTACCAATCTTTCCATTGTAAGAGTTGTAACATTTGTTAAAATGTATTGGCAGAAATAAATCAGCATGATTGTTATTAGCTGTGTTAGTTCCAAAATTTAAGTCAGCATTCTCTGAACAGTTTCCTGGAGTACCATCTATTACTGTACATCCTCCTAGTCTTAAATATTTAATTACTGAACTTTTTACTTTACGATCTTCTGTTGTCTCATCAATAATTCCACTTGCGCCAGGACATGCAAAATTATGTCCTCCCCTGACTACTACTTTTTTAATCATTTTATACATTCCTCCTTGATATTATCCTTTAATTGTTATAAATTATAAAAACTTCTGAACTAAAACTTGAATAACACCTAGTAAAGCTATGATAAATAATAATTTACCTTTAGTAATCTCTATCTTACCAGTTTTTGTAATATTCTGACCTTCTATTAATTTAGTAAGCATAGTATTTTGAAAGTCAAATTGACCTTTATTAAGTTCTGATTGTTTATCAAATTTCTTTTCTGTGCTAATTTCATTTTTTTCAAATTGCCGGTCAATTTTTAAGAACTCTTTTTCATTCTTTTCCCTCTGCTTAGCGTCTAATTCCAAGGTTAAGGCTTTTTGTTCTGCTTGATTTTGTTTCAATATAGCTGAATCAACTTTAGCCTGTATATTATATGCCTCAATTGACTTAATTCTAACTTCATGATTTTCAAATTTACTCTCTTGATTAGTTAGGATATCTTTTAGGGTGCACATTTTTATATCACACATCTCTTTATCAATTCCTTCTGACATGATTTTATAATCCTCCTTATAGTCGATTATTTGTTTTTATAAAATAGATTGATTTAAAGTACAAGGAAGTTTATAATTTAGAGTAAGCTCCCATTGTGGAGTAGTAGAAGGTTGTGGTTCCAACTCCGACCTTCTACTTTTTATTGCTTATAATTTGAATTTATCCTTCTCGGCTTGAATCTTCTTTTTATCTTGTCGGAGATAATGGTTCTTCGTAACATCTAGTCCAGAGTGATTTAGGAGTTCTGATATCTTCTCAATACTCATTCCTTTAATTGACAATAATTGGGAACCGCTATGTCTAAAATCGTGTGGATGTAATGTTGGAACGCTTATCATTTCTCCTACTTTCTTAGTCCATTCTCCTAAAGTTGAATTAGTCGTCTTATCCCATTTCTCGTTGTTAAATGTACAAAACACATATTTGCATTCTACGTTATTTTTTATATTTTCTTGTTGCAATTTCAAAAGCAAATCTCTAACTTCTTCAGAAAAATACAGAGTTACAATTTTACCTTCTTTTTCTAATACATCATTTATAACTCTCTCTTTAAAATCAATCTGATCCCATTGAGTATTACAAATAGCATTTACTCTACCCATTGTAGAAATAGATAACATAGCATATACTTGTAACAACAGATTTCCACATTCAGATAATTTTACTTTCATAAGTTCATATTGTTCCTCAGTTATAAATGTTTGGATAACTACAGGTAAACCCTTCTTAGGTCTGTCCATAAATTCCATAGGGTTTTCTTTGATTATCTTCTTCTTTCTCATAAATTTATAAAATGCACTAATTGATGCCATTCTTCGTTTAATTCGTTCAGTATGATTTCCCATTTCTTTTGTATAGAATATAAACTCCTCTATATCTTCTTCGGTTAACTCAGTTACAACAGGATTAAATTGATTTTTAACCAAATACTTAAACCAAGCAATAATATCACACGTATAGGAATATATACTTTTCTCACTTAGTTCTCTCATTTGCATATCTCTGTCATATCTTTGTAATAAAACAGTATTCTCAGGATTAATTTTATCCTCAAGTTCTTTTCCTCCAATTATGACTCGTTTACTTCTTTTTAACTCATTAGCCATATAATCAATCCTCCTTATTTTTGGACATAATAAAAGCACCTACCAGTTTGATAGATGCTACTTTAGAATATAGATTTTAATGTATTATTCAGTTACTCAAATATTGTAAGTTAGTCGCCATATTATCCCTAAGCGACTTAATTTATAATTAAATCTTGTCTACCTTTTGAAGTTAAATATTTATCTATTTCAATTTTCAAAGTAGGTTTTTTAGCAATTACATTGGTATAAGCTAAAGCTTCATCTATTATTCTTTGTGCTAAATAATCAGCCAAATTAAACACCTCCTATAATTACATCATCTAACGCTTTTTTAATTAAATCTTGGTCTGCTTGCAGTTCACTAATTCGTACAGTATCACTTTTATTGTCCCCAAATATTAAAAAATTTCCTGAGATTAAATGTTGTTCCTCAACTAAGACTTTATCATTATTTGCAGTAATCTTAGCTTGTTTATCATTTTCATCCGTAAATTCAACTATATATTTCATTTAATATACACCTCCTATTATCTTATACAAAACTAATTGTTGGGTCTGCCTCTGTGTATTTTGATATATCGTAGCATACTTCAAATAAACTACTTTTAGATGTTGTTGTGAAAGAGTGCCATATACGTAATTCTAAATAATCTCCTGGTTTTATAGGTATATCTAGTGTTACAGTTATTAATGAACCTTGAGTTACTGAACTACCATAAGGGGAACCATTTTTATAAATTTGTCCATATGCATAAATAGGACTTCCACTATCATATGCTTGATTAAACTTTACTCTAACTGTTCCGAATATTTTCGCTGTAAATTTTTTCCCATAGTTTGTAGGGATGGCTGATGAATCTACATAAGTAGTAGTATCTGAACATTTAATATTTTCAGATGGAGTATAAGTAGAAAGTGCTATTCTAGCATCTGATAAAATTTGTGTTGCCACACACACTTGTATATCTAAAATACTTCCATAACCGGGCGTACTATAAGCATATAATTCAAAGCAATCTCCAGCAACACAACTAAAATCTTGTGAAAATTGTCTTTGGGTTATCCCTGTTATTTGAAGTGTTCCCACTGCCACTCCATTTTTATAAATTTGTCCATATATATGATAACTTGAATCAGGAGTTTTCATTGTGAATTTTATTCTAATACTACCGCTGTATCCTGCAATATATGTTCCTCCATATTTTACAGGCGTTGATGAATTGGTTGCAGGTTGATATTGATTAGTATCTTCCAATACAGTAGTATCTCCTGCCGTGACAGATAATGCTTTTACCTTTCCATCTGTTAAAGCACCCCCATAATAACCTTTAGGAAACTCTTGGTCTACTGTAGAAGGTGTAATTACTGTATTACTGCCAACCTTATTCGGCATAGTTCCAGTTAAGCCAGTATCTTCGTCGCTACTAAAGGTTTGTCCTGCTAGTACATTTGCAACGACTGCTGTTCCCTCTGCACTAGCTTTTATAAAAAAACAATTGTTTGCTAAGTTATACCACACTGTATAAGCCTTGCCTACTGTAGTGCTAGGTGATGTTGTTGTTCCTGGCTTATAAAAAGGCTTTCCATTTATTGTCTTGATAGTAGTACTATCTGTAAAATTGGCTACAAAAGTTATAGGCAACCCATTTACTAGTGTTTCAGCAATTGTTATTAATATTGCAGTAGCTGTTCCTGTTGCAAGTTGATACAGATTATCAGCCGAATCCGACGTAACTAATTGTTGTAAAGCTGTTAAATCGCTTTTATTTGCTTTCTCAACTACCACACCAGTTCCATTTAAAACGCCAATTTTATTAGAGTTTTCATTAATCGCATTTACGGTAGAACTCTTATCCGTAGTTGTCAAAGTAGATAAAGCACCAATCTTGTCGCTGGTATTTTTTATGGTTTCTGTAGTTCTCCCTGCTCCAGTAATTTCAGTTAATATATTTTCAACATTTTTCGTAGTACTTGAAAACAAATTAGAAATATCTGCTACTATTATATTACTTGCATTATAAGTAGAAACTTGTGACCATGTTGAACCTGTCCAATATTTCATTAGATTTTGTGAAGTAGAAATATCCACCCAAACAAGATTTGTATATGGAGAAGTTGGAGAGGTTGATTGAATGACTATTCCTGAATTTGATAAGAATAGATTCCAATAGGTTGTATTTGTAGGGATTACACTTGTATTTCCAACAAGACAAAAATAGATACTGTTATTGTAATTAACCGCATTTCCCATTACATAAGTTGTTGTATTTATATAATTACCCATATAACTTAATCCTAAGCCATTTAAACCACTTAATCCTGTACTTCCTATTTTATTAAGTACCATAACAAAGTATTCTATAAACGTCTGTCCATCATAAGTTACTGTCAACATAATTGTATTATTACCAGATGAAGCATTAAAATTTGTTGCTATTGTAGGAGTAAATGTTACAGAGTTACTTGAACCACTTAACATTGAATTGCTTGATGGAGTTGTCCATGAATATGATGTTGGAGTTACTGATATTCCATTTTTAATTAAGGTACATGATAAAGGAGTCATTGTTGGAAATGGATTTGCTCCTGTAGCATCATAGATAACCGAACCTACTGTTCCTATTATATTTAAGGAGTATGTTGAGCCATTTGTTGAATTTTGTAACCAATTGACTCCATCGTTGACTGGCTGAATTCCTGTTTGTTGCTTAAGGCTTATATATGTTAATCCATTAAAGGAAACTGAGTTTGCAACATTGTAAGGTATTGTAGAATTATAGACTCCTTTATAAGCAAAATAGCCTGTCCAAGTTGAGAGAATTAAAGTTTCAAGATTTGTTATGCAATCATCTATAAGATTTATATCTGATCCTTTAATTTGAACATGAATACTTTGGAAATGTGTTGCTAAACTGTTTAATTGCGTTTGCTGATCAGAGGTTAATGTTGGTAAAGTTATTAAAGTTTTGAAATCGGTCATATTTTGGTATTCTGACGCTGGTAAATCCTGAATATAGCTGAAAACATCTATATTGTTGGGAAACGAACTTAAAGACATAGAATCATTCCTTTCTATTTTTTATTTAAATTAAAAAGAAGCTACTATTTGAGTAACTTCTTGAGTTTTTATAATATTATTGTTTAATTGTTGTAATAAAAGTTGTTCGAGATTGTCAATACGTAGTTGCATCGCTTTGATAAACGTATAATCGAGAACAATTTAAAGTTTGTATCCCGTCCTTTTTCAAGTCTATGGAAATTTTTGTAACTAAGAATTTTCCAACTAAATTTAAGTCTGGTCTGTTTAATAAAATTACGGTATTCACATCGAGATTATAGATTGGAACGCATGTAATCGTAACTGCTTCTGCTAAATAACTTCTAGTCCATAAAACCTTTTCTGCATGAGCTAAACATTCAGCATTGGTTGTATAGGTTGTTACTGTTTCTGAATAAGTTAATGTTTTTTCAGCATTTGTTATAGAAAATGGACTTAAGATATTGTTGTTTTGGATATGACAAAATGCTTGACCATAAGCATCGGTATACGTGCCATATATCCAAACATCGTTTAGAGGATTGTTAAAATTAGGTTGATTATCTATATCAATTATCATATTATTTACAGAAAAATCCCATGCAATTGAATCACTAGTTTTATCTTTTATAGCTTGATATATGAACATTGGTTGAGATGTTTCTGTACCAACACTGTAGAAATATTCCCAATTATCATATAATGTAGCAAGCTTATCAATCATGGTCTGAACACTATCCGAATTACTACAATCTAGAACATATGGAATTGTAAGTATGTTTCCACTCGAATCACATATGTCATCCACCATAAAATTGGTTTCTCCATTATCGGTTAGAGTATTCCTAATTGCCTGGGATATAGGTTCTCCAACTGGTTTCTCAGTTTTAACAGCATTTGATAAGTAACCACCTCTTGTTCCATTGAGTAATCCCATATAATCCATTCCTGCTATACTAATTTCATAAGAAGTTTGACTTTTTTTAACATCTGGCTTATCGAAAAGATACCATCCCATGTGAAAATAAATTATTTTCTTAGTAAATATACTTTTAATTCCAACCGCAATTCTTACTTTAGTATTTATCCAGAAATATCCATTATAACCTGGAATATACTTAGGATCATTTATTACAAAATTTAAACTCGATAAACTTCTTCTAATGCTAGAAGAAGTAGAATCAATTGAAAGAGTCCCACCAATTAAATTTGCTTCTATAGAATCTAAAAAATTATTATTGATATCATATATTTCTAATTTAACAAATTTCTGTTGAGTAGGTTGCATCAGAATGTTAATTTCTTCCTGTGTCAAATTATCTCACCTCCTTTTGGGGAAATAAAAAAGAACCTATATCTAAATAGCTTCATAAATATTATTTATATCATTGTTGTTTAATTGTCATCTGGAACTATATTTCCTAAATTCATTGATTGTAAAGTTTTAATATCTGTCTTTCCACATTCTATAAAATCAAAACTTACGTCTGAAATCCCACCATGTAATTCATTATTAGGAGTTTCAGTAGGATTTCCGTCAGTATTAACGCATAAATAACGACCTTGTCCATCCTTTAACATCTTAGGACAAAAATTTGTTATGAAATCTATAAAAGCATCAGTTTGAATACGCTCATTTGCCAAATCAATTCCACTAATTCCCGTACCTAATCCATCCATAGAATCATCTGTTATAAGAGTATTTGTTATTTTACCAGTTCTATATTTTGTACTTCCATAAACTGTAATTGGAAACTGTGAACCAAGTGGTAAATAAGTACCCTTTGAAATATTTGTAGTAATTGCATCCCACTTAATATCTTTATCTAAATGAAAATTACTATAATCATCAAATATAAATGTACCTGTGAAGGAAGGTAAAATTGTTGCAATTATCCAATCTCCTTGAATTCCACCTATTGAGCATGGGACTAATGCATAATCCATTGATACATTACTAGCAATATATAAATCTTTAAAACTATATAATGATTGTGTATTTAGATAAGGGATAGTTATTATTGGTTCCCATACTAAATCCGTAGTTTTCTTTCTCATATATAATAATGAAGTTACCGGAATACCTTTATTTTTAAGATTTCCTACTTCTAAACTACTATTACTAAAATCTCCTAATGCTGTATTGTCATATTGCCATGTTTTTTGAATAGCTGAATAAATTACATCTGTATTTTTTCTTATAGACATTTGATCTACAATACTACTCGCCATTTGAACTGAATTGATATTATTGACACATATCATATTCTCATTAAAATTTGAATACCCAAAAAAGTCTAAACCGCAAAATATGATACTCACCTCCATTCTTTAAAATATTAACTTGATATCTCATATTCTAAATTTAGATAATTTCCTATCTGCTGAAAGAATATATATAGTTTATTAATAGTTGTTAAATCAACTTCTTGTCCAAATATATTGTAACTACAAGTTCCGTTTGATGTAGTCTTAGTAGCATTTATACATTTGTTCCAACTTTTCCAACATAATTCAATTTTACCTTGAGGACTTAATAAAGTTAGAAATGGTAAATCTAATGTAAAATCACTATTAAATAAATCTATTGTAAAATCAGAGAATATTGTCATACCTTCTGTATTCCCAAAATAAATCATGCCGTTAGTTAAATCTATAGAGTTACCCGTAAAAGATATCGTACCACTACCTGTTTTAGCTATGATTTGTATAGCATTTGAAGTTAATTGTATGCCTCCTATATCTGGTAAATTCTCTAAAAGTACTGTACCGGCAAATGTAGGAGCAATATATTGTGTATTAAAATAAACTATGTCAGTATCAACATCTATACCCATTGCACTCATTGTATGTAAAGCAATTCCATATTTTGTGTTATTTATAAAATTAGTAAACTGATATTGGATTACATTACTTGGACTATAAAATAGAGTAGGAGAAGATTGTAATAATATCCCATTGCTATCATACAAATAAAATTCATAAGTATTTATAGCTATTGATTGTGCTTGAGAGTATGAACCTATTGGAGAATAATTATTACTCGCTACAATCTGATTAGTTATTAAATTCGATAGTGATACTATTGGAGTATCTAAACATCTGAATATGGTTCCATCTGAAAAACTACTATAAACTCCACTTAAATTAAAATAAGCTACAGTTATTTTATATATAACGCCATTTTGTAACGTATTTGCAGGTATATCATGAGAAATTAAGAAACTTGTAACGATATTGTCATAAATTACTGTGTTTGTACTATTATTATAAATAATTATTCGATTTCCAAAACATTGGTCACTTGATGAATCTATATTAAAATTTAATACATAATCCAAAGTTGAATCAAAGTTTGAAATATTAGTAATAGTAGGTTTTAAAACAGCCATTTTATCATTCTCCTTTCTGTTTTAAATGAAAAGAGAATAGAAATTAATCTACTCTCTTAATATGGTTTTTGACACTTTATATATTTTTGTGAAAAATTCTGATTGGGGACTTCAATTAACACAATATTTCCAGCAATATAGCTTGAAGCTGGCATTACTGTTCCCGGGATAGTATAATCAATCATATTCATTGTTACAGTGTATTGATTGTTTCCTAGGACAGTTTTTATGAGTCCTTCTATTGTACGATTATAAGGTTCTATTTTGCTTCTTGCATTATAATGATCTTCCATAGCACCATGCATTTCATCATGAATCATTGTAGTAATGCTCACAACTTCACCTCCTATAAAGATTTCTGTACTACAGAACTTCTTAATGATTTAATAGCATTTAATATTTCATCTGAACTTGTGACATCAGGGAATGATAAATCTCCATAAGTATAGGTATTATGAATTATAGGTGTCTCTGAATTATTTATATTAGTAAGATTTATCTTATCCATAATACTTGCTATAGAAGTCAAAGCATTTGGGAGATATGTTACAAGTTCCCCATAATCCTGAGATTGAGTAGATGTCATTAATTCAATACTACTAATCAATGACGGAGCCAAAGATCCTAACGTATTGATGTTACTAGTAATACTAGCTGTAGTAATACCATCACCATTATCTAATACTCTCATTTCTGTACCTAACTCGTTTACTTTTGCTAATCCTGCTTCCGCACTAATAGTTCCGTTAGCATATCCCCTATAGTTAGTACTAGTAGGATCATATATACTTCCTGTTACAACCGTATAGGAGCTATTACCACTTGCATTAGTTACAGTTACGGTTCCATTAGAATTTTTAGTAACTGTATCACCTGAACTTGTAGTTGTGGTTCCTTTATTAGTTCCTGTGGTAGAGCCTGTTGTCGCTGTAGCTAGTTTTCCCATAGCTGTTGCTAATAATTCTACTGCATTTGCCAAAGTATTTGTCGTATTTTCGACTGCTGAAGCCATCTCATTTGTTAATTCAATCATGCTATTAGTATAAGTACTATACGCATTCGTTATATCACTAAAATTTGTAGCCAAAGTAATTCCACTTGCGCTATATTGAGCATTCAACTTATCTAATGCTGTTTGTAATTCTTCTTGAGTTTTATATACTCCATTTTCAGCATTAGTTGTAATTTGTTGTAGAGCAGCATAATATTTATTTTTATTATCTAAATCTGTTTGTTGTGCATCTAAATCTGTTGTTTGTTGCCATGTAATCAAATCTACTTGTGCTTGTTGCAATGCCGTAGTTGCTGTATCAATTGTAGTTTGATCTGCTACATATTGAGTTCCCCAAGTTCCATCTGCATTTTTAACATCTAGCTTTTCACTTTTATTATTTTGAGCATTCTGTAAAGCTATTTGTGCTTCTGTAACTGCTAATTCTTTGTCATACTTATCTAAATCTGTTTGTTTTAAAACACTTTGTTGTCCAAGCACATCTAATTTATTTAATTCAGATTGTAAAGAAGATTTATTTGCATCTGTAGTAGCATTACGAATATCAGCTTCAACTTTAGTTCTTCTTTCAGATATTTCTAAAGCTTCTTGTTGTCCACTTATATAAGTGGAATTATATGTTTTTTGTGCATCAATTGCGTTTTGTGCATCCGCAGAACCTGTAGAACTACCAAATATAGTTGTTTGAGCTGCTGAATCTGCTGCATTTAAAGATGTTGTTAATAATGCTTTAGCTTCGTCTGCCATTGATGATATTGAAGATTCTGTAGTTGCATTAACTGTATTTAACTGGTCATTATAACTTGTCCAACTAACCGTTCCAACGTCTACACTATCACGCAATTTTAGCAATGATGCTGATTGACTCAATGATAAATCATACTGTGCCTGAGTATTAGCAAGCATAGAAGTTTGTAAACTACCTATATTTGTATAATCTTCAGGTTTCCATTTTTGTAATAGCGATTCCTTATTTTGTAATTCAGTATATGCATCTGTAAGACTTTTAACAGAATCTGTCATTACTTTAATATTACCTGTGACTTTTATTGTTTCTAATTGTGCTATTGCATCTATTTTAGCTTGGGTAGTATCTTTGACTTTAGACACAACATCATCGAGTATAGTTTGTTCATCTTTAGTTATTTTTCCATCTGCATTTATTTCGGTGTTTAAATCTGCATAACTCTTTGTAAGAACGCCTAATTTATCTGTTAAATTTTGTACGACATCAGTTTGATTTAAAACTTTGCCAGTATAATCTGATTCAAGTAAATTACTTCCCTTAGTTGTAATATCTTTTGATTTTATTTCAAGGTCATCTAATGCAGGAGTATTTTGTAATACAGCCAGCTTTTTATCTTTTTCAAGTTGAATTAATGCTTCTTTAGCATTTTCTTCATCTTGTAATTCTTTCCCATTATCAATTATTTGAGTTAAAGTTTTATGAACTTCAGCATTCATTTCTTTAACTTGTCCAGCAGTATATTTACCTGATGAGATTTCTTGTTTAAGATACGCTACTCTATCAGCTATACTTTTTTTATCAAGAAGTGTTTGAGCATATTGTTGATCTGAAATTGCTAATTTTTGTTTAATTACTATTTTATCTGACTCAGCCTGAGCTTGATAATTTTTATCCTTTACAGATAATTCTGGTGTGGTTTTGCCTCCTATCATGTCTATTTCTTTTTGATACTGTGAGCTTCTATCGGACGCAGTAGATATTTTTTGGTCAAATGTAGCTACTTTATCTGTAACTTTTACATACATTTGTGTTTGAATTTGATTAGTAATATCTTTCTGTGTTGCTAAAGTTTCTTGTAATGTAACATTCATTGCTGTTTTTTGTGCTTGATTATATTTATTACTTTTTAATTCAGTAGCAATATAAGTTGATTTAGAATTTTCTAATTTTAATTCTGCTCTCATTTGTGCTTCTATGTCACTATTTATTTTAACTTTTTGTGCATCTGTATTATTAGTGTCTTCTAAAGTAGATTTAAGAGTTGTTAATTTTGTAGTTATTAAACTAATTTTATCATCAAACTCAGCAGAGGAAGATTGAAATATCTCATAGTTTATCTCTGATAATTGTTGCTGCAAATCAATCAATGAAGATTTTTCTGAGGCTACTTTGGATAATAAACTATCTGCTCCAGAATCAGTTGGAGCAGTATATGCTGGACTTACAGTATCATAAGAACCAGTCGAGCTTGTACCTGATGATGCAGTACTATTTCCACCAGTTTTAGCCATATTCGCTTTTACTGTGTTTAAATAGGTATACGTAGTCGGGCCCGAGCCATTATATCCTCTAATAGCATCATTAACGTTGCCCTTTTGTTTAATTAAATCAGCCATATAGTGAGCCATACCGTTAATAGATGAAGTTGTATCATTGACATCAACCCCGTATGCTCTAGCTGTTGAAGGAATAAATTGTGCTATACCTTGGGCTCCTGCTGGACTTGTTCCACTAGCTTTAAAACTATTCTCTGTGAGTAACATTCCTGCTATTACATTAGCTGATACACCATATTTTTTTGCTGCTGCATTTATTACACCTCTATATTTTGTTGGAACAACAGAACTAAATCCACTAGCATCAGATGAAGTAGTAGTTGCTGCGGCAGCATTTGAAGCATTTGTTGAATTTGCATCTGCTATAGCTTTAGCTGAATTAGCTTTATCTACTGCAACTCCTGAAGCAGCTAACGATTTAGCATTTGCCTCGTTTACTTTAATATTTTTGTTAGTTAAATCTATTTCGTTTTGGATCAACTTAGCTTTAGCTAATAATCCTTTCCTATAATCAGCCCCATCTTTATTTAAAGTATTTAATTGATTATCTTGTTTCTTCATTGTGTCAGATAAAGTTTGCATACTATCATCATAGGTTTTATTTGTTGCTGTGGCATTTGCTGTTTCCTTTGATAAAGCGACTTGTGCTGCCGTTAATGCTTCTGTTGCTTTGGTATCTGCTTCTTTAGCTGCTGTATTTGCCTCTGTCGATGTAGTGTTGCTAGTAACACCTAATGTATTATCATTTAATGTACTCGTTAATGTAGCTAAACTAGCTTTTAATTTATCCACATTTGCTATTGCTACTCCATAAGCCTTTACATCTTTATCTATAGCAGCTTTGTTTGCTGCCTGTTGTGCTACTTTAAGTTTGCTAGCAGTGGCTATTGCAGCACCTTTAGTGTCATGGATATCATCTCCACTTGATGTAGATGATTTTTGAAATGTTGTTAGTGTGCTGTCTACTGTTATATTATTTGCGGCTGCTTTAGCGTCTGCTAAATCTTTAATGCCTTTAATTTCTACTCCATAGGATTTAAGTCTTGTTAATGTTGAATCTACTACTTGTTGTGCTGAAGTAATTTCTACTTGCATTGAATCCGTTGCTGTTTTAATACTTGCTGTTCTCAATGTTTCTAATGCCGAAGCTTCAATGGTATATCCACCCGTCGTCGTTTTAACTGCACTTGTTAGTTCTGGATATTTTGTAGTTAAATCTGTTATCTCATCCGCACTAAAAACATGACCTTTATTTACTTGTGAAATTGTTGTATTTATATCTGCTAGAGCTGTTTTGGCAGTTGAAACTGCTCCAGTCATATTAGTCATTGAAGTTGCATAATCTTTAAAAGTTACTTCAGCTGCTTTTGTTGATGTGATTGTACCATTTAAAGCATTTTTTTCACCTGTAAGTAGTGTCGTAAATAAAGCAATCTCATCTGCTGGAAGATGTAATTTTTTAGCGGCCTCCTGATAAACATCCATGCTTTTAGCTTGTGCTTTAATTTCTGCATCTGTATGAGTAGATTTGCTGTTATATTTATCCATAGATGCTGTGAATGCTTTATATGGATCTATATCAGCTAATTTTTGTAGATTAACTATAGAACTGTTTGAATACTGTGTTATATCATTGAAACTTGCACCTTTCTTTTCCATTGCATCAATTTGTTTATTTAACAACGTTATTGAATTTTGATTTACCCCATTTTGTTGTGCATTTTTTGTAGTATAACTTGTTAAAGCAGCATTCATGCCTAGTAATGCACCTTGAGCTTCATTTAATTTTGATTTATAACTAACTAATTGAGTATTAGCATCTTTAAGTACACCTACTCCAGCCTGGTCATCAGTTAAAGTTTCACCTCTATTGATAGGAGCTGTTTTATAGTCAGCTACCGCTGTTTCATATGTTGCCCCTCTCCCTGATGCTATTGATTCTGTTTTAGTTACCATATTCTGATAATAAGAAGCATCTTTTTGTTTGTTATCATAATTATCTTGAACATTATCTTTAATGTCTTTATTAATTGCGACCATTTCTTTAGCAGCAGCTAACTTTGTTAATTCTGCTGTTTGTTCTTTGAGAGATAACGTCTCATCATTGATAACTTTTGAAGAACCGGGAACTGTATTAATTAAATTTTGAGTTGCTTTAGTTAATCTATCTTTCTCGTCAGAAGTTAATTTTGTTTTATTAGCAAGCTCTGCATAATCAGATAAAGATGTATTAATTCCATCTGATTCAGTTTTTAATGCATCATTTGCACTAGTGATATTTTGGGCTAAATCTTTCTGAGCTTGTACGTGTTTCATAATTGCAGAAATAATAAGTGTTACAGCAATTACTCCACCACCTATAGCTAAATTCATGATTAAAGCTGATGCTGCTACTGACTTTTGAGACATATTTAAAGCTTCATCAGATGCTGCTTTACCTCTATCACTTACAATTGCAGTATTCATTTCAGTAGTCGTTTGTGCCAATACAATATTATATTGTTCTTGTGTTAATATCTTTTGATTTAATATAACGTTGGCTTCTTCTTGAGTTGTTGTACCAGCTAAAACTGCCGCAGCAGTACTCTCTTCTAACGCTATTCGTCTGGTCATGGCTAAATTATATTCATACTCAGTTATTAGTCCAGCTTCTTTTTGAGCAAGTAACTCTTCTTGGGTAAACATCTGTTGAAGAAGCTCTGCTTTATATCCTTGTTGTGATAAAGTTCCAGCGGCAACCTCGATATTTAATAATCTTTGCACTTCTTTTCCAGCCACTAGTCTTGCATCTAATACTCCTTGTGCTGCACTCATAGTGTTTGTAGAAGTTGCAGCAATTCCTAACTTTTCTCCCACTCCTGCTAAAATAACACCAGATTCCTTAGCTGTAATATTACCTGCTAATATTTGTGCTTCTAAAGATTTCGATGCAGCTTCATATGATTTGGTAGCCATTGTTGCTCCACCAATATTAAATCCTTTACCAAACAGACTAAAGGATTTATTCATTCTGTCTAATGATTGTGTTAAATTACTTCCTGTAATTAATTTTAATGATCCTGAGAAAACTTTAGTCGCAATTGCAACTTCTGCTAATACTAATATTAATCCGGATACTTTTGAAGCGGCTCCCAACATTGCCGTTCCAAATTCTACTATACCTTTCAACTGCCCTAAGAGCCCGCTGGATCCAGCCCCTATATATAATTCTTTAACAGTTGCATTGAATTGTTGAATCTTTTTGTCTAAAGTTCCCATTTCTGCAGCTGATTTTTTGGCTGAGTATCCTACTGAATCTACTTTACTCATTTTTGCATAAGAATCGACCTGATCGTAATTATTTGCCAAAATATTGACAGTATTCTTCCTCATCGTGCCACCAAGAGCATCTAATATGTCATTGCTTTGTGTTGTATTATCTCCAAACTTATCTAAAACAGTACTTGTCTCTTTTATTATATCTCCGAAACTCTTAAATTTATTTCCGCTATCCATAACATCTATTCCATATTCTTTTAATGTTTTCAAAGCATCTGGTCTTAATAATCTTGTTTCTACTGATTTTATTGCGTCACCTGCGGCCGTGCCTGTCATTCCGGTTGCATTGGAGAGCACACTTACTATACCATTTAACTCATTAATATCTACTCCTATAGCCTTTGAACTTGCTCCTGCTTTAGAAATTGCCTGTGCGTAATCAGAGGTTGTGGCTACACTTTTATCTGCTAAATAATTCCAACCATCTAATACAGATTCACTTTTACTCATTTCTATTCCTAGTTGCTTCATACTGGTAGTAAGCAAATCAGTCATCTCGGCGCCAGAAGATATGTTTGAAGTATTTAATCCAAGTTCAACAGTATTAGCCATAGATTTCAGGTCACCCTTTTGAACTCCCGCTGCTGCAAGAGATGTATAAGTATCTTGAATATCCTTGAGTGCTAATCCATATTTTTTTGCTTCTGCTATTTGCGTTTCACCAAAAGCCTTTAATTCAGCTTCACTTGTATCTCCTAATATACGACCTAAATCGACAAGAGATGACTCGTAATCCCTATTTGTTTGAATTAAGTCTACTAATCCTTGTCTTACCATATAAATCGAGGTAGCTGCGGCCGTGTAGACAGCTGACACCTTAAAACGATCCATAATACTCGCGCCTGAATTACTAGAACTCATGGCAAGACCAGCTTCTCCACTCGCAGCATTTAACGTTCTGCTCATTTGATCATATTTAGTAAGGGCAGCAGTTTCTTCTGTATACATTGCAAGAGTGGATAAAGATTGTTTCTCATTTGATAATACTATTTTATTGGCTGCTTCTGCTCTTTTAGTTACTTCAGAATCTATAGAAGCCTGTAATCTTAACGATTCTGTTGTATATTTATTAGATTGTGTTGTCGCTTGTATTAAAGCTTCTCCTTCTAGTTTTTCAGAAGCTGCTAATGCGTTAGTCTTATTTGCTAAATTATTTAAATCAGTTACTCTAGCACTCTCAACTGAGTTTAGAGATAAATATTCCTGTTTAATTGAGCCTAATTTGCTTTTATAACTATCTAAATACTGATTTGTATTTGCCCCATTAGCTTTTTTCTTCTCTTCCTCTTCTTTTGCTTCAGCAATTGCTAAATTATTTAATTCAGTAGTATATTGCTTCTGTGTAGTTATCAAAGGCTTTAATTCAGTTTCTGTTAATTTATATTTACCTCTCAAAGTATCTAATTTTGAATTTAAATCTGTCAAAGTTGAAGCATCTAATTTATTAATAATTGCAAATTCATTATGTTGATTTTGAAGTTGTGCTAACTCTTGCTTGTACGCATTAATATTCCCTGTATCAGCAGTTGTCGTTTTAGGATTATTTATTGAAGCTATTTTGCTATTATAAGTAGCTTGCATACTATATAATTTTGCAGCTTCAGCGGCACTAAGTTGATAGGTAGTTGCTACTCCATTTAGTTCAGCTTTCAATTTTTCTAACCCTTCAACATTAAGAGTTTCATCTGCTCTCATTTTTTGATATTGTTCATTCACTTTAGCTATTGCGTCAGAATAAGCTTTTATTCTATCTTTTGCTGTATTGTCTATTACTAATGATTCACTAATACTTTTAGAACCATCTTTTAATTGTTTCTCAACTGTCTCAATTGCATGACCAGTCTCAGTAATGGCGTTTGTTTTTTTCTTCCAAACTTCTAATTCACCAGTATCTTTATTTGTTTTACTATATTCAGTAACTTTCTGAATAACAGTTCCATATTCAACGCCTAAATCTCTTAATGCTTTCTCCATATTTTTAAAAATTGATGTATCAAAAGAATTTCCTGAAGCAGTTTTTAATTTCTTAAATTCCTCTTCAAGTTGACGAAGTACAGTAATAGACTCTTTGCCAGTAGATACATCAATTTCTCCTACTTTAACTTTACTGAAATTTTTAAAGATAGCCTCAGCTTGACTAAAATCCTTTTTTAATTCACTTAAATTTACTCTAAGGGTTCCTATTAATTTTTCGTTATCCATATAATTCCACTCCTTTTAATTTAAAATAAAAAAGAGCAGAATTCATCTACTCTTAACTTGTAACATTATTGTTTAATTGTGAAGTATTATTTAATTATTGAGTATTATTATTTAATTGTAAATACTTAAATAATAGTTTACAATTTGGTTGCATATTATTATTAATTTACATATAATAAGTTAAGGGGATGATTATAATGATTATTATATGGTTGATATTAATATGTTTAGCATTAATATTTTTTGGTGGAAATATATTTTCACTAGTAATAGTGATTATACCGGTTGCTTTCGCATATTATATACTTGATAAATTGGGAACATCTGAGGATGTAAAAAATATAATTTTAATTATTATAAGCATACTCGATTTGATATTTATACTTTTTAAAGGTGGTTTAATAAAAATGACGGATGTAAAGAAATAATCATTATATATGTTAGCATAAAAATAGAACAGATAATTAAATCTGCTCTTAATTTCTTATTTATAATAATCCAAAACTGATTGAACATCTTCTTTTAACTTCGCCTTTGTATCTTTCTTGTCAACGTAATTAGATAACAAATCTGAATAAATATTATCTTGCTTTTTTAATAACATTGATTCAGTATCAGTCCTACTTTCACCTTCTTCTAATTTTCTAACACTATCTGATAACCCTACATATTCATCTAGATTTCCATTTTTTATTTTATCGTAATTTTCACTTAATTTAACAGAACATAAAGTAAGTTTATTATAATTTTCAGCAAAAGTGGTACTTACATCTTTTTTATATTGATCTTTTAATTGTGAATCAGTAGATAGTCCTTTGCTAGAACATCCAAACATAAGAATTGATATCAACATAAGTCCTATTCCAATTATTATTTTCTTTCTCATATTTTGTAACCTCCATTTTATTATATCTTTATTATACAATATATAAGAAAAATAACAATATTTTAAAATAACTCTTTTATATGACAAACTTAAAAAAATAGAGGACAAACATTTTATTATTATGTCATCCTCTCTTATTTAGCGTTGCTTATTCCCATAAAGGCCATTGCCATATCCTTAGTCATCCTTTGTGGCTTCTTCTGTCCTTCCTCTGCATAGTTTAGAGGATTAGCTGCATTTACACTATCCATAGCATTAGCGTAACTATTTCCTAATATATTAGATAAACTCTCAAAATTAAATTTAAGACCTAATTCTAAAATACAGTTTTTATAAAACTTATAACTAAATTCATCTATTTGGTCTTCGGTAAATCCTGAATGTACTCCAAGCAAAGAATAACCCCTATCTAAAGTTATTCCTGGCTTGGAGTTATCTCGGGGGCCGGTTCATCTTCAATTCCATTCAGTTCTTTAGTTTTTTTTATAATTTCTGACATCATGTTAGCATCTAAATCGTCACCCTCAATTAATTCTTTGGCAATTTCTTCAGAATTGAAAACGGCTGTTAAAATATTATTTACAATATCTGCTCCATCTTTAAATGTACATAATTTCATAAGTCCATGTTCTTTTAAAAACATATAATTTCCGTAAAAGTTATTTTTTAGATGCTTCATTTTTACACTGACAACTTCGTAAACTTTATCGGATGTTCCACCCATTACTTCATTTTCTTTAATACTCATATCCTCTTCTCCTTTTATATTGTATTTTGTGTAAAATAAAAGAAGCTAAATTAAATAGCCTCTTGAATATTATTCTTTGATTGTTGTTCTAAGTAATCTTCATAATACATCCATACTAACTTTGTACCATCTTCAAGCTTTCCAGCAGAATGAGCCTTGCCTTTACAACATTTAATTATTTGTGAATCTGTACACTTATATATTCGATATTCCTTTACACCTTCAACTATATTATCAAACTTCTTACCTGTAGTTATACATATCACTTTTCTTGTACCTTGTTCAGTAACATCATATTGGCACCAACCAAGTTTGTTCCCTTGTTTTAAATATGTTCTTGTAGTTGTTTCGGCTAATTTTAACAACCTTCCTAATTCTACTGGATTTTTAATACCATCACACCATAAATTGCACACTATTTTGACTAAGCTTTTACATGCAAATTCATGACACTTCAACCAATTTACATTAGATAAATCAAATAAACTATTTAAAGAGCTATTCAATATATTATCTTTAATAAATTCTAATTGTGACTTTCTACAATTAATTTTTATATAGTTCTCAATGTTATTTTCTTCTGCTAATCTATGTTTACTTTGATCATTTTCTTGCGTTTCTTTCAAAGATATCTTCCAGTTTTTATTTTCTTCATAATGCTGTATTCCATTTGCCTCCAAAATTCCATTAATTGAAGGAATATAAAAATCATATCTATAATCTTTACACCAATCAAATGTTATTTTAGATAATTGTACAATAAAGGCTAAGTTCATTTGCTCCAACATACTGAACATAAATTTTTCAGGATAACTCACGCCGTCTGAACATCTTGGGCATCCAAAACCTTGATTTAGAATCCTATAAGGTTCAATAGTCTTTATATGTCCACAGTTTGGACATTTCATTTTTATCTTCCTGCTCAAAGCATATATATACGTGTCAGCATCTTCTTTATTTATAAAATATTTAATTAGTTCTGGATGTGTTAATGATACTGTCTTGCATTTAGTACAAGAAATAGTCTTTTGCTTTCCGCCTACTAAACTGCTTATATTTTTTAGTTCACTACCATGCTCTGGATGGTCTAGGCATTTAAACCAATATCCTTTACCTTCAATGCCTTTAGAAGTATAATTAATCTCAGACATAGAACAATCATTAAGTTTATCATCCCAACGATTTATTATATCTTGCCTATCATTTTTTAAACACCATTCATTGAGAGACATACCCTTTTGACGTATTGACTTTCGAGAACTTTCCGCAGCAAATAATTTAATGGCACAAGCCTTACAATAGGATTTTCCATCTCTTAGATATTCTAAATAATCTTGCCATTTCATAGGTTTTAAATATGGATTTTTGCAATCTTTGCAATCACATTTTACATTCACCATTACATGACTACCTCTACTTAAATCTTTAACTTTTACTATTATCTTTGTGCCCTGTGGTACAGTAAATTTTCTATATTTATTTTTAGTTCGTGGTATTATATATCCTAAGTCCTCATAATATTTTATAGTATAACTATTTAAAGTCACTTCAACTTTTTCTGTAATCAACATTTTATAATTCCTCCGTAGAATTTATTTTCCGATTTAATAAAACAGAGGAAAGTAGAAATCGGAAATTTCTACTTATCAACAAAGGTAATTAATCTTTATTTATTCCTCTATACTTATATTACAATATTATTATTGAATTGTCAACAACTTATTGTATTGTTACTTAATTATTAAACTACTGTTCTTGGTACAATGTTGAAGTCCCATGCAGTTTTATCTGGACGTCTAGGATCTAAAGTTGAAAAACTCAAATCAAAAGTCGATGCAGTTTTATAAGCCCCGCCAATCTTAGAACTTTGATTAATTTTTGCCTTATATAGAATCAATTGACCATCTGCCCAAATTGAAGACTCAACTTCTTCACTTTCATATATAGGCCAAGTGAGTACTACTTCTCCGCTACCTGGTACATCTGTAGTTTTAACTGTCAATCCAACTACTGTAGCTGCTGTTAATATTTTATATGAAGGTTTAATTTCTGTCGCAGCAGGAACATCCGTAAAGAATTGTACTGTAGTTGAACTTGCTGCTATAGTTACTTTAAATTGTTTTGTAGCCACAACGCTTGTTACCTCATTGAATCCATTGATACGAAGACTGCCTACAACAACTATCTCTGGTATTGTTATTGAATTTGTAGCGTCTACAACAAATATATCACCATATTTATTATATTCTTTAGCTCCTACAGTAATATTTCCTCCACTAGTCATTTGTAATTGATTTAATGAGAATTCCGCATTAGTTATTTTGACTTCAATTTTGGTTGATTTTGGGATTGATGCTAAAGCAAGAAATCCGAGTCCCGCATTTATATCTAAATTGTCTCCACTGAATGAAATTTCTCCAGATGTTGATTTATCAACGATTAAATCACCTTTACTAGATTTTATAAGTGCGGAAGGGGTGTCAATTATGAAACCCAATTGATCATTTGCCATTTTATATTCCTTCTTTCATTTTTTGTACAAAGTATAAAGCCCTTTGTCATGGCAATATTATTATTTAATTGTCAACTATAAACTCGCTTATAAGAAAATTGTATAAACATTCTACAAAATCCGACAGTCCCTGAAACTAATTCATGTCTTGCTTCTAATCTCATTTTTCTGTCATTGATAATATTATTATTGAATAATTGAATAATTCTATCTACAATCTGATTACTACGTCTTTCAAATCCTGATATATTCTTCCTATCTAAATTATTTGTTCCAGGTGCATTAGGTACAAAAACTTCAATAGCTAACATGTCTTCTTTCACATACATATTATTAGTAGGTGATTGTGGATTTGAATTAATAATTACCCTACATATTGCAGTAGTTGTAATTATCCCATTACTTACTCCTTCACAAAAATATTTATCTATCATCTGAGTGTTTGTTTGTTCTGCAACTGGTATTAACAGTAATGTCCTTAATGTACTATCTGACATTAATTTCTTCATAAAATTCCCATAATCGGTTGCAACTCCACCCATTTATATCACCTACTTCATTATTAAATAATTACTAAAATCTATCTTAGCAATTGCTCTATCAATTCCTTTGTTAAAATATGTCTCTGCCATAATCGCACTATTACCAAATATGTTTGTCCAATATAAGGAACCTTCTTGAGCCATAAAATCCATAGTGGTTCTAGCCGATGCTTCGGATTGCTTCCAACTGTTCGATTCCGGATCAAAAACGTCTTCTCCTGGGAGCGTCCACATTTCATTTCCGCCTCTGGAGGCATGATAATATTCAGATGATACAAACTCGCCATACCAAGGATTAGCAGAACTATTAATTTTCGATCCTGTACCGAACTCAAGAGACAAAGCTTCATCCATTAATCCAGCATTACTCTGATCTAATATACCAATTTCTTTTACTAGTTGTCCCGCAACAGCTACAGTCCTAAACTTTAAAGCATCTATAACGTCAGCCTTCCACGATTCCATCCCTGAATTATTCTTGTTGATGGTTAATCCCGCAAGCTCTCCTATCATAAATTCAATCAATACTTTTGCAACTAAATCCATTGAAATATTAAGCTCTTTTATTATGTCGTTAATCAATCTTTGCTCCTCAAATTGTAAAATCATGATACAACCTTCTTTCCATGAAAAGTTAATACTCCATAATCAAATTCGATATCTCTCTGACTCCAATCTAAACTTACAACTTCATAACTACTTTCAAATACTATAAAAGTATCACCTATTTTAATATTTTTTGTAGTAGCATTAAATTGTAAAGTTACGCTAATATCGTCAGTAGGTACAATTCCCACGCTTCCTGAACCTGCGTTAAATTGAAAACTACCAATTATAGTAAGACAATATAAATCTTCCGCAACAGGATTATCTCCAGCTTCAATAAGTATATTTCCATCATCATCTTGAACCATAGTTTGATATCTACTTACAGTTAATTTAGTATTACAAGTTCCTGTTGTAATTTCATAACATAAAGGAAATTCATTAGAAACTAATTTATTAATTAATAACGTTTCTCCTTTATATTGTAGATAATCTCCCATTCTTAAATTAGAAGATATTTCAGCAAAGGCAACTTCATCACTTGTAACCGTACCATTGATTGTCTTGTAATTAACTTTATCTAATCTAACTTTAATTACATTTAATGGATCAAAATTAACAATTGCATCTGTACCTAAAGCGTTCAATGAATCTGTAAAATCTCTTTGTAAATTAGGTGGAATATAAAATCTCACTTTTATATCACATCCTTTGGGAATTCAATTGTAATTGGTAATCTACGAATATCTCCTGCAACATCTAAAATATTATTTCTAATATCCTTGAATTCAACAGGGGATTCAGTATCTAAACAATCTTCAATTAAATACAAACAACTTGTAACTCTACGAGATAATAAATCACAATAATCTCTGAAATCATATTCCTTTACATCAACTAATTCTAAATCCTTATCCCGTATACTAATATTAACTTTCATAATTACACCTGCTGCTTATGTGTAAATTTAAACGCTAATATTGCAAGTCTATTTTCTAATAATAGAATAGTAGCTTCTGCATTTTTGTATGGAGAATTAGCACCAGTAATACTTATAGCATTGGTAGAATATCCCACAATTGCGTTAATGTCATCTTTAATCTGATTTCTAAATGCAATTTCAGAAGAAATACGAGCATATTCAATTTCAGTTAAATTTAAAGTTCTAGCAATTGTGTTTGCTATTTTGTCATAATCTAATATAAAATTATCTTCTATTCCTTCATCTATATATAGACGTTTAACTCCTTGTATAGTAAATATTTGGTAGTCATCATCAGTCATTACAATTGGAGTAGCTTGAAATTTTACGTTAGATATTAATTCTGTTTTGATATCTGTTAAGGAGGTCATAATATATCACTCTCCTACTTACCTAATTTTGGTTTAATAATTTCTTCTTCAATTTTTACAGGTTTCATATCTTCTGAGTCTCTTCCACAAAATTCACAAATGTAATCTATTTTTCCTCCGCTTAATTCATCGTACATCTTCTTAGCAGTTTCAAATATTAGATATTTAAAATTGGGTTCAACTATTGCCTCAAAGTCTTTTTTTATTTTTACCAAAGTACCCTTTAGCATTATTGTAATATCTGCTTCGGTTATAGACATTTTTTCTCCTGGAGTAAATCCCAATATATCTGATTTAATTTCCTCATCATCTACACATAACGATTTTCCAGAAAAAGCAGTTGAAGTGGAATGAAGATATGCGATATCGTCTGATGATAAAGAAGCGAATGATCCGGCTCTTACATTTTGTTGTTTAAAATTATCCATTAGCATAATACCAACATCATATTTATTCCTATTAAAAACTTTATATTTTTTATCCATATGTCCTTGTCTCCTTTATTGTAAATAGGAGAGAGATTATCCCTCCTATTATGATTTGTGAATTAAGTTAAGCTTAAATCTTTATACATTCCTGTGTATGCTCTATCTCCGAATACTAACGCAGCTCCTACGTGCTTATCTAGTCTCATTTCATAAGATCTATCATCAATATTTGTAGCATCCATTGGAGGAATATCTGTTTCTATTGCAACTTTTAACGGTCTCATTCTAGAATTACCTGATGGTATAATATGAAGAATATTTACAGGTAATATTGTGCTAGTGAAAGATCCATTAACAAAAGGATTAACAAGTTGTACTACTTTGCATCCATTATAAGTACCTATAAATCCGTTCATGTTTTGTTCATCAACTAAAGATTGTGAAAATGCTAAAGTACCAGTAGCTGGAACATAACCAGTTAAAGTTATGAGTTTTGAAATTACAGCATAGTCACCTACGAGAGTAACTGGAACTCCTAGTCTCTTGAATGATGTTATTTGAGCATCTAAAGTAGCTTTTACAATACCAGTTCCTTCTCCGTAGTTTGGAGATGCCATAGCGGATATTCCAGTAGTAAGAACTGTTTGTATTTTACCTACTGTTTTATTAGTCATTTCATAAGAAGCGTCTGCAATTATTTCATCAAATGAAACTTTATTTTGGGCGAGGTCGAGGAAGGAAACCGATGGCCTAGATCCTATTGCATCTGTTTCTATAGTCATAGATTTCTTATAAATTCTACTTCTTTCTACGGTTGATCCTTTGGCACACCAGAATGCTTGAATACCTTTTAATTTAACGTCAAACTTAGCCTTTTCGTTTGGTGTAATTCTTTTTACATCAGCAAATAAATCAATAAATTGAGTTTGTTGATTTACAATATCCTCTACAGTAAAAGCAACGATTGAAGCAATTTCATATCTATTTCCTGGTGTTGGGTTTGAAGCTAAAAGCTGTATAACCTGTCTAGCTTCTGCGATTTCTATATCTTTGTCCTCTAATTTATTCATTATAGCAGCAGAAAATACTTGTACTGCTTTATCTGTTTTCATAGCCATTTTAATATCCTCCTAAATTTTTAATATTATTATTTAATTGTTAATAATGTTTTTTACGTTAGTTATTAGCGATGCAAGTATAAGCAGTTTTAC